ATGGCAGTCGAGACATTGGGAGAGGCATGGTCGCTCGGCTGGCGCATTCATGTGAAGTGCGCATCCGGCCATGGCGACGGGATGAAGCGGCTCCGCGAATGCGTCTATTCGGCCGAGCTGGACATGGCCACGCTTCTGATGGCTAAGGGGCCGTCGTTCCCCTTGGGGCGATTAGCAGAACGGCTTTGGTGCCCGCGTTGCCACCAGACACGCATGCGGGTCATATTCACGCCCGGGATCGACACCGACCGGCAACGGACTGCAGCATCTGTGTGAGGCACGAGGATGTGCAATCTTTACAGCATGACCAGCAACCAGCAGGGCATCCTGCAGCTGACCCGCGCTATGGTCGATCGGACGGGCAATCTTCCGCCCTACCCGAGCATATATCCCGACTACCTAGCGCCGATCGTTCGCAACGGCCCGGATGGCTTGGAACTGACCACTGCACGCTGGGGAATGCCCTCGTCGCAGTTCGCCCTCATGGAGGCAGCCAAACGTCGGGCCCAAAAACTCGAAGCCAAGGGCCAGACGGTCGACTTCAAAGCGTTGCTCAGATCGGAGCCTGACAAAGGCACCACGAATATCCGCAACGTGAGCAGCAAGCACTGGCAACGCTGGCTCCAGCCGGAGAACCGTTGCCTCGTCCCCCTCACCTCCTTTAGCGAGTTCAATGCGGCGGCTGGCGGCGACATTTGGTTTGCGCTGGACGAGAGCCGCCCGCTGGCCTTCTTTGCCGGCATCTGGACGAACTGGACATGCGTCCGGAAGGTGAAGGAGGGCGAGGTCACCTGCGACCTGTACGGCTTCCTGACGACCGAGCCGAGCGCCGACGTGGCACCGATCCACCCGAAGGCCATGCCCGTCATCTTGACGACAGAGGAAGAACGCGAGGTCTGGTTGCAGGCGCCTTGGGAAGAGGCGAAGGCGCTTCAGCGACCCTTGCCGGATGGGGCGCTGCAGATCGTGGCGCGCGGCGTGAAGCAGGACGGCCCGGTAGCTTTGGCTGCCCAATAGGCGCGGGCTATGAAAGAGCGCAGCCTGCACTTCCGCTGGCGCCGCACCTTCCCAGATGCCGAGCGACGGGACTATGTAGCGGAGGACCCCGGATGGGAGTTCGGCACGAGCCATAGCCGTACGTCGAAGTTCGCACGCACCTATTGGGTTGAGGGAGGCCCGGAACGCGGACAGTGGGTCTGGTTCGTCAACACGAATATGGCGATCGGCAATGGCCTAGCCCCTTCGGCTCAGGAGGCCGCCAGACAGGCCGAGGCCGTCTATTTACGATGGAAGGCCGGCGTCCTTGGCACAACAGTCGCCGAACTTATAAGCGAACGCGCACCCAACTCTCTCCAGGATGGCCGCCAACGTGCTCGGCTTTATCTCAAACAGATAACGGTCCGGGCTGCTTTCGATCGAGAGTAGGAACCGGTCCCCATCCACGATGACCGTAACGAGATCGGCCTTCGGATGGGGCCCTTCGATTTTAGCGATCATAGTGGCGAATCGTGAGTCGTCGGATCGGGAATGTCCAGGGGTTCCGGCCGTGGTTTCGGCATAAGACACAGCTTTGCCTTGGGCATCCGGACATAGCCGGGGCTGATGGCTTCGAGGGCACGCTGTAGCTGCCCCTTCAAGACGCTCTGGTCTGTCAGGGCATCACGGATGCACTCGCGCAAGGCGGCGCCAGTGTCCGGGCATAGCGCCTCATAGCCGGCGGCAATGCGCTCGATTTCGTCGTCGTCGATCATGCCGCCATCTCCGCATCGAGGATCACGTCCCGACAGCGGGAGACCTCGCCATAGGCCGCGTGATAGGTGATGGCCTGCATGGAGCGGCCGGACAGGAAGCCGGCGCCGAAATGCCACGCGTCCTGCGGGATAGGCGTCTGATGGATCTCGGAAACGACGCCTCCGCCCTCGGTCACCATCTTGCGCGAGTGGTGCCAATGGAAGCCGTGAACGAAGCGGTAGCGTGTGGCGCCCCAGTCCTCCGGCCGGCGGTGAGCCATGATCGACGCCATCTGCTCGATCTTGACGGTGTGGCCGTGCGTCGCCCCGAGCATGACGAGGCCGAAGCGCTTCCAAAAGAACAGGGAAGGGTCAACGTTCACCGTGATCCGTGGCTCGTTCCGGTACCAGGCCAGGAGGAAATAGGACACGGCCACAGAGGAATGCTCGTCGTGATTGCCGGGGAGAATGCGGACGGTGACATGCTTGTGGCGCCGCAGGGCCGCGTCGATCGTGCGCACCACCAAGCGGCACGCAGCCATCAATACCTTCTGGTAGCGGCCATCAACATTGAGCGCATTGCCCGAGCGGGCCGTGCGGTTCTCGTTATTGTCGGAGTGGAGAAGATCGCCGCCGCCCAAAATGACGCACTCTGAGGACGCTGGCGTGCGATCAATCAAACTCTCGATGCCCCGGCCGATCACATCCTCTGCGATCTTGAGATCCCAGTTGGCGCCGGTTTCCTTGCCCCAGGAGAACATACCGATATGCCAATCGGCCAGGGGGACCAGAGTGAGCAGGTCCTCGGAGGATGACGGCGGCACAGGCGACGGCTGCGCCGTGCCCACGAAATCAGCGAAGGCTTCCTTGATGAGTTCGGCCGTCTCAAGCGGGCCACGGTCTTCCCGCGTCTTCACCCACTGGCCCAAGATCCGGCCGTCAGGATCGAGATAGGCCGAGACGCCCTTGACGATGTGCCCCGGCGGCATCGCGAATCCGCCGCCGGCTTCCTTGGCCTGGCGCACCCATTCGCGGGTGACATGGCCATCGGCGTCGCGCTCGGTCGTGGTGCCCTTGATGGCATAGCCGGGGAGCACGGGCCGGTAGCCCATGAGGCCGCGCTCGGCGGCTCGCTTCAGCCGATTTTGGTAGGTAGAGCGGGCGATGCCCAACGCTCGCGCTGCTGCCGACTTGTCGCCGAATTCCTCAAGCGCCTTGACAGCTTCGCGTGCAAGCTCGTCTGGGACCTGCGGAGGGCTCACGCAGTCACTCCCTTCCCCATGAGCGCGCAGACCGTGCTGCCCGGGACGATGAAGCCGAGATTGGTCAGGGAAGCCTCGAAGCCCACTTGGCTGAGCATGACGCCCACATTGACGCCGATCACGTCGCCGTTGCCGTCATAGACAGGGCCGCCGGAGACCCCCGGAATGATCGCTGCATCAACGATGAAGACGCTCTTCCAAGGGGCGAAGGCTCGGGCTGCGCCCGCCACCCTCCCCCATGTCGTGATGAAATCGAGCGGGCCAGGATTACCGCTGGAATGGATGGTCTCGCCGACAGCCGGTGACCGACACGCCAGATGCGAGGAGCCGGCCAGGTCGCCGATCGGCGCTCGGATCAGGGCGACATCGTAATCCGGACTCGCCCATAGCACGTCGGCTGTGGCGGTCTTGCCATTGTCGAGGACGATGCCGAGGGTCTTTTGTCCTTCGACGACATGGGCGGCCGTCAAGATGTAGCCGTTGCCGAGATGAGTGCCTGAGCCATGGCCTTCATTGCCGATCATGACCTTGACGACAGGGCCGGCGAGCGAGGATCGAGGGGCGGTTGTGAGATCGAGGCTGCAGGCAGACAGCAGGCAGCCGAAGACGAGCGCAATCAGCGCCGCCGGGAGGCGAGCGGACATGAGGCGTCCTTGTTTTTCGGGAGGGAGAAAGAGGTCGGGAGATTATTTGCCCAGGAGCGCACGCGCTCCGAGGGAGAGGATCGTGATGGCGCCCCCGACTACGGAGACGATGACGGCCACACCGACGGTGCTCGCGGCGCCGTAAGTAGACTTGCGCAGCAGACGAATGAACCGGAAGTCCTCGCGAGCTTCGTCCACCTGCTCAGGCTTGTCTGCGCGCAGACCAACGTCGCCGAAGGCATCCTTGACCGCCTCTTTGACGAGTTCGCGCAGCTCCTCTTTGGAGACGGTGATGGTCTCGCTCACGGCGCCCACCCGCAGGCTTTGGCGCCATAGCGCAGGTTTTCGAGAGCGACGCGCTGCTTGGCCGGCGACATATGGGCCAACTCGTCGGCCGTCGGCCGGAAATCGTCGGCGCTGTGCGTCCGGCAAAAGGTGTCCACGGGGACGGACTGACACCCACCGAGCGCGAGCCCGATCAGGACGAGGGCAAGACCGAGCCGGATCATGGCTTTTTCACCCACGCCTGCAACTCGCCGGTGACCTGCTTGTCGGTCAGGCCGGTGACATCATGCTTGACCGCCTGGAAGTCCTTGACGGCTTGGTCCTGGGCTTTCTGCTGATCGGCGAGTTCGACCGCGCCGCCGTCACTCACGCCCTTGCGATACCCGACGATCGTGGCGACGGCGCCCAGCGCAGCCAAGGCGGCGGACAGCCCGAATATGCGCCAGACGGCGAGCACGACACCGAGCCCAAGCACGGCCCATGCCCACCAGGGGAATTGGGAGAGGAACCATGCGATCATGCTGCACCTCCCGCAGGCGCTACGGGTGTGGCGGGCGGCGCAGGCGGCAGAGGAGCCACGGGCGCAACGGCCGTGGGAGGCGCGGGCGTCTCGCCGAGATTGAGGGCGTCGTTGATGGTGTTCGCCCTGTGCTTGGCCCAAGCTGCATAAGCGAGGCCACCTGCGGTGAGAATGCCGCCGGCCGCCGTGATCGCGCCAACCGTATGGTCGATGATGGGGATCCAGCCTTGAAGGGGCTGAAGTGAGCCGGTGACCTGTTGAATGGTCATCGTCACCACGCCGCCCGTCCCGACCGCGCTCGCCGGAGCAAGCGAGGGCGGCTTTCGGGCATCGCTGATGAAGGCCTTCTTCTCGCCGTTCGTGAAGTAGGACGGATCGGGGCCAACGCTGCCGGTGGCCATCGCCTGGCTGGCCTGTTTGATGTGGTCAACACGGCTCGTCCAGCCGTTCTTGTATGTGCGCCACGTCTTGAGCGCCTTCAGGAAGGCCATCCGCCGGTCGCAAATGCTGGCGATCAGCAGATCGTGGTCGGGATAGGCAATGATCGCATCGAGGGTTTCTTTGCCGAGATGGCCGTCCACCCTCACGTTGCCGAGCGAGCGCTGAGCCCATTTGACGGACTGCACCGGCCCGGAATTGATCGATCCATCAAAGATCAGCAGATCGAGACCCGCGGGTAGCTGGTCACCGAGGATCACGTCCCAGTACTGGGTCTTGTAGATGGCCGCGATCTCGTCATCCGTGGCTTTCCAGACATCCTGTGTCGGCAGACCGCGACGGCGGCGATCAGCGTCATAAACCCGCTGCGTGACGCCCCGGCTGGTGCGACCACCAGCATCGCGGGGATCGTCGACATTGCCTCCCTCGAGCACCAGCTCTTGCTTGAGGGCCGCGTCGTAGTTCTCTGCCGCCATCACAGCACCACGGCGAGAACCACAAGCGCGATGATCACGCCCGTGGCGATGTAGGGATGCGCCTGGACCTGAGCGGCGAGCGCGGTGAAGGCCTGCTTAAGCTTCTCTTTCATGGGGACGCTCCAATAAAAAAGCCGCCCGGAGGCGGCTTGGTGATCAGCAACGCTTATGCTAAGTTGGGCTGTCTATGTTCTAGCCATACTGCCCCGGCCCCGGATCACCCCCGATCCGCCCCCTTGGCCGGGGCTCTTCTTTTGATGGCGGTTATCAGGACTCCTGATCGTGACCCATGAGGCGACGATCGCAATCTGATTAGACGAGACCGCAGGCTCGGCAGATGATTGCGCGGGGCAAGGCAGGGGAAGAGCCGAACTCCGCGCTCCCGTCGGGCATTTCACGCGCACCCACACTCCCGAAGCCCGGCGGGAGCGGCCTGTATCAACAAAAAAGGGGCGCCGAAGCGCCCATCCCCGATCCTATCTACAGAGCGACCTTTAACAGTTCGCAGACAACTTTTATGTGGGACGCTCTCATCGTTTCGCTGGTAGCGACTGATGCGTGTAGTTCGGCCAAGTGAAGTTTAGAAAGCGAACCCTTGCGTTCAGGGTTGGCGGCACGAAACTCTTCCGCTTTGTAATCCAGCACGCTCCCGCAGCTCACAAAGCTATCTTCATATGTCAGAAAGGGGTAATCCTTCTGGTATATTCGATAGTCTCCCCCGTAGTCGCTCTTGCTGATGAACAAAAAGATATACCCGTCGAAGGGCCAAACGCTGTCCCCGAGATAGACGTGGTACTTCGGACGGGAGTCATATCCGACAGCTTGGTCCGTTGTGAAATAATAGATTTCGCCAAGCTTCATCTCATATGAGCCGCTACAGGAGACAGATCATTAACTATCTGCTCCCTGCGGCCGCGATCGTCAATCATCTCCTCGTAACGCATTGGTGCCATATTGGAATTTCCCCTACGGCGCCAAGCGTTTAAATAGGCACGGTGTTTGTGTGTGATGTTATAGAGGTCATCAAATGAGCTATCGCCAAATTTGCGAATCACCATGTCGAAGACACGGATGTCGCTTTTGGAGAATACGTCGAAATTAACCTCTCGCTTAGGCCGGCCAAGGCAGAGCACCTCGCGGTCGCCCCTTACAGCGGACGTCATTTCGAACGGAAGCGTATCGATACGGGCCTTGCGCAACGCACCCGGCCGGCCGTTTAAAAGGTCCATCGCATTCGATGCAACCGGCCCATAGGGCAATGCGCAATACGTTTCGTACGTGATTGGGCGCCCATGTTGGTTCAGATGCTCGCGGTCTGCCAGATAAAAAAACTTGACAGCCTGATAGATATCGGCGCCCGGCTTCGCATGAGCCAGATAGAGGAGAAGCTCGACGATTTTCTCAAAGTCAGGACGGAACGATAACGTCATTTTTCGCCCCGTTGAGCCCGGATCCCATCCGTCGTCCCTTCGAGAGACAACCGCGTATCTCTGACCCGAGATCTAACGTCTCTCGGCATTTTTTCAATTGCAAGCCCAAAATCGCGAGCACTGGACATTCCTACTAACTCTCTCGCCAGATGCGACGTTTGTGCAACATGTTCATGTTCAAATTGAGGTCGGAGACGCGCCAGATCGAGCGGCGCGGGTCTTGACACTGGCTTCTTGGCATTCGGTACGATCTGCGCACACCGACTCCCCAATCAGACGTACTGTGGTATGGTGCGCCAGCACTTTGGGGAGTCGGGGGCTTATGAAAAAGCTGCTCATCGTTGGGGCGATTGCACTTGCCCTAGCCGGCTGCATCACGCCGCAGAAGCGCGCCGAGATCAATGCGATGCTTCTCGACCTGAAAGCGCAACGTGACGCCGGCAAGATCACATGGACGCAATGGGCGAACGAGGGGAACGACTATCTCCGCTCTCAGGGGCGGCTAAACCCCCAAGAGCAGAAGCTATTGGCGTACCGTGTCCTGATCGCCTCTCGCGTGGACGCCAGACAGATGTCGCCGGCTGAGGGTGACTACGCAATTGCCTCGGCGGTCAGCGATCTCTCAGTCGCCGAAAAGGCGCAACAAGCGGCAGATGCAGCGGCCTGGGCCGGAGTTGCGGGCGCTGGCGCTGCGATGATGCAGGCTGGACAACCGGCGCCGCGATCGACGATCTCCTGCACCACGTGGGGTAATACGACGAACTGCTACTGAGCGGGCTGCATACTGGCCGCCGCGGCCTGCGCGGCCCCAAAGACGGCGAGCCGTTTTAACCTCTGCGCAAGCGTGATTTCAGACCCACGATCAGGCTTGATGGGTGCTTTCGCCAAAAGCGCCTTGGCGATGTCGGGATGGAGCATCGCCTCTTTCACAAGATCGTCCACCTTCTCGATTCCGGCCGCCCGGAGAGAGCTGATGACATGCTGCCCGGCGGCGGATGCGGCGCCGATGGCCGCCCCCGGTAGGCTATGGAGAGCGAAGCCGCTCGCGCCCCCGGCGATCATCTTGTTGAGAAGTGAGGCCCTTTCCTTCGGCTCGGCCTTCCTCACGGCCGTCAGATCCTGAGCGGTGTTGGACTGGCCCGGCAGCTTTACCGCCGCGATCGTCCGGTTCGCCCGCTTGAGATCGGCCGCGATTGCCTTCATCGAGTTGACCTCTTCGTCGGTGAAGATCTGCTTGAGAGCGCCCTCGTTCTGTTTGATGAAGGTCTGGAACGCGTCTGCCTTCATCAGGTTCTGGCCTGACGTGCCAGCTTCCGTGTTGCTGATGAATTTCCCGCCGATGAAGTCCACGACGGCCTTGCGCAGCCCCTCTTTCGCAGCAGGGCTCTTCTCAGCCTCAACGGCCAATTTGCGCATCTGCTGGACGGCATTCTTCTGGCCGAAAATGCCCCCGACGACGCGCGTCACGTCCTCGGGGTCCTCTACGTTCAGAAGCTTGCCGGCGGACCCCTTTTGGTAGGCGTCGACGGCAGCTTTGCGCGCGGCGGCGGCATCAGAGACGGCTTGTGAAGCCGTGGCCGCGTCTTGGAACTTCGCCCGCAGTTCCGGGAATGCCCGCATAGCCTGGTCATGCGCTCGAAGCCACGTCTGCAATTTCGCCGGGTTGATCGTACCGTCAGGATTCATCGCAACGTGGCGTAGCCGACTTGCGGCATAATCTTGCAGCAAAGGCAGTGCATGCTCATCCCCGGTCAGGCGCCGTAGGTGCTGGACACCCTCGAAACCGCTCTGGCCCGGGTGGAAGAAGACCTCCGGAAGATGCGACGGGGCTATGTCTGCGCGGAACGGCGCGAACTGCTCCAGCGCGTCAGTCGCCTTTGCAGTATTGCTGAAGCGGGCCGCGAGTTCAGGGACGGCACGCAACGCATCAGAATGAGCGCGCCGCCATGTCGCGAACCTGCTTGGATCGAGCGTCCCATCGGCACGCAACGCGGCCTTGCGAAGCGAAGCGGACGCATAGTTCTGGAGCGCGTCCAAGGCAGCGGCATCGTCACCTACCGCGGCTCTGAACGCCTGCACATCCTGATAGCCGGTCGGGCCGGGATGGAAGAGCTTCGCCGGAACGGCGGCGTCCTGAAGGCGATAATTGCCCTGCGCGCCTTGCGACTTGAGGGTCTGACCAACGGGGCCTTGCCCGAAGGTCTGGGCGCGTTCCTTCGTCGCCTGTGTGGCCGCCTTCAGTCTTTGGGCGGCATCTTCGTCAAGGTTGGGAGTGAGCGGGACATTTCGCGATACGCCTTGAGTTCCCGGAGGTATGCCAGATCCCCCGAAGCCCTGGCCTTTTCCTCCAGGAATCGAAGAAATCCCGGTCGCTCCTGCGGATCCAACTGCTCCAACGCTTGCTCCAGCGTTTTGCCGGGCGGCAGCTTGTCGGGCACGGTATTCCTCAATATCACGCTGCAGCTTTGCAGCCATCGTGTCTTCGGGGTTCATCGCCCCGATCGCAACCGCTGCTTGCTCCTGCGCCGCCTTTCGCTCGATTGCATTATTGATACTGCTCTCGACGGCACCCCGCAACTGAGCGAGCCTTGCATAAGTCGGCGTTTCCCCCGCCGTTCGCAACTGCCCGCGCATTTCTGCGGTAATGCGGCTGCGCAGATCCGTCAGCTCATTGAATGGTGTAACAGGATCATACGTACGAATTGCGTTGAATATGTCGCTTTCTTCGCCGCTGATCGGCTTGGCCGAGGGCGTCATGCGCGATTCGATCTGCGCGGCGGCCGATTTTAGCGGGGACACATCGAGCGCAAGGGTGCCATCTGGATCGACGGCCTGCCACAGCGATCTTTCGCGAGTCTTCGCTGCGTCTTTCGCACTTTGCAGCGCATTCCGAAGCGTGCTGCCGTATTCCTCCAAGTTCCCCGTTCCGCCGAGAGACGCGACCTGCTGTCTCGCGCCCTGGCTGATTTGATCCATTTTGGGGAGAATTTGGTCGCGGATGTCCTGGCCGTAAGCTTCGGGATTGCGGAGGCCGCCAATTTGATCTGCGGACGTGCGCGCCTTCTGGAGCGCGTCGTCCACACTAAGCTGTGCATCCGTATCGATCTGCTGAAGCTGTGACCGGAAGAAATTGGACACATCCTCCGGGGCGCCCGTCGGCTGGACATTGTCCAAAGCCGAAACGCGAGCGGCGTTCTGATCGCCCCGGAGAGTATTGAACTCCTCTGGGTTCTGCGTCGCGACCCGGCGCTCCAATGCGCCGAGCCCCATATCGCCGGTCACTTGAAAGGTCGTCGGAGACGAGCCCGGAACCAGTTCGCGCGGCTCGTTCTCCAACGCGTCGAGGGTAGCGGCCCGACTCGTCGCTGAGTCCGCGAGCGTTTGGCTGGCCAGCCGTTCGCGTCCCGCTGCTGTCAGGGGGGCAACATATTCGCCGGCCTGGCGCGCAGCACTCGCCACGACCCGCGGCGCCTCAGATGCAACCGCACCCGCCCCGCCTCCAAGGATATTGCCGGCGACCTGGGCAATCGGCTTGTACTTATCGGGGACGGCCTCAGACAGGCCCTGACCGGTGGCAGCGCCCGTTGCGCCCGAGAACATGCCGGCGGCGACATCATAGAGGCCACGCGCCGGATTGAGGACCATATCGGCCGCGCCAGACCCGGCAGCCCTGGCGATCCGTTCGGGAGCGGTCGCCGGCTGCTGCTCATCGGTATGAATACCGAGCGCGCCCATGCCCTTCTCGATCGACTGCGACCCTGCGAAAGGCTGTTCGATAGGTTTATCGGCCAGCCCGACTGCCCGTAAGCCACGCCCCACCAATTCGGGCAGAGAGGGGACGAACGACCCGACGGGCGAGCTGGACGGCGTGATTCCCTTGTTGACCTCTCCCGTGACGACATCGACCGGAGCGCCGGCAATATGAGCCAGTCGCGTGTTGAAGCCTGTCGGAAGTTGGGAACCAAGCTGACCAACAGAAGGAGAGGTTTTCTGCTCCTCGATATCGCTGGGCAGCATCAGCGACGGTGCCCCCTCTTGAGCGGGCGGCGACGCGTCCGTCGCGGGCTGCTGTTCGGCGATGTCGCTCGGCAGGAGAAGTTGATCCGCCATCATTACTGTCCCAGAACGTAGCGCGAGAGACCTTGGCCGTACTTCTGGTCAAAGCGAGTAGCAAGACGGGGGTCTTTCTGAACGGCAGCGATATCTGTCTGTGGCGCGACGGAAATCAGAGCCCGATCCACGTATTTCTGCGGTGGGTTAACCTGATTGAAATACTGGTCCGCTCCCGTCACATCACCCCCGGTGCGCTGCGCCCATTTTTGGATGAAGCCATAATAATCAGCCTGCCGCTGGGCGACCGCATCCAGGCTTGCCATGATCCGCTGCGCACCGGCCTTGGTGTTCTCGGCGCCGGGCACCGCCGCGACCGCCTGATTGACGATGAAGCCGGCCTCGCGGCTGCCGAGAGACCGCGCCAGATCGAAACCAAGGCGCGTCGTCAGCTTGTTCAGCTCTTCGACCGAACCAATCGCATTGGGATCGAAATAGGGCTGCAGTCCTATGGTCTGCAGGACCTGATTGGCGCTCTTGGCGAATGCCGTCCTCGCATTCACGCCCGGCCCTTGTGACAACAGCCCGCTTGCCGGCAGCGCCTGCAAAGCATGCTGCATTTGGTCGAGCTGCAGTTTCACGCCCTGGGCGCTGTCATAATCATCTTTCGCCTTCTCCATGGTCTTTTTGGTGAGATCAACGGCGACCTGCTGACCTTGCGGCGAAAACAGCATGGAGTTGATCGGGATGTTCTGCGGCGGCTCCGTCACGCTGGTGAGAGCGGCGGGCACAATCGGCTCCGGCTGAGGAGCAGCGCCAGCCGTTGAAGGGGCCGCAACCGGTTGACCGGGCGCTCCCGTTGCGCCAGCGCTCTGCCCCGTGGGTGTAGCCGCTCCGGTCGGCGCGCTCGGCGCCGCTGCTCCCGTGCTGCCGGTCTGAAGCTGAGAGAACGGCACAAGACGCGGCGGCTGATCCGGGTTCTGCGTGTCGCGGATCATGATGCCGGCCGGGGTGATCGTCTGCTGATAGCGCTGCGCGCCGGCCTGAACATTGCGAAGGTTAGCCTCGCTCTCGATGTTCTTGCCCTGCAGATTGACCTCCTGTTGGCGAAGCCCCTGCTGCTGCGCGAACTGTTGAGCCTGCTGCTGCAAGCGCTGCGCATCGAGATCGACGCTGCGTCCCCGGAGCCCAAGTTCCTGTTGCTGAACGTTGTACTGACGGTTTTTCTGCTGCAGCCCTAGATAGGTCTGCAGGCCCGCAAGAGCACCTTCGCCGATATTCTGACCGGCAAATTTGGACTTGCCGCCCATCATGCCGAAGCCGGCCGCCGCGAGGGCCAGCCATGCATTCTGTTTGGCATCGTCGCTCTGGGGCGCCCCGAGGCCGGCTTGCCCCTGAAGCTGCGTTTCGTGACCACCTGCAACCGGGAGATCAGCGAGCCCGGCAGTCTGCCCATCCTGAGCACCTGCGCTATATTGGTCGGGATCAGTGCTGAACTTGCCCGTCCAAAGGTTCGCGAACTGCCCCGCCGTCGTGCTGCCGGGATCGCCGCCATTGAGACGTACGGCATCGGGGCCGACGAGATCGGAGGCGAGCGCATTTGGATTGGACAGGAGCTTGATCGCGCCGCCGGCGCCTTGCTGGTGAGCGAGGTACAATTCCGCCGCGGTCGGCTCTCGCCCAAGCGCCTTTTCGAGCGTCGTGCGATTGTCCGCTGCCAAGCGCGCCCCGGCGTCGAGGCTGGCGTAGGGGTCGAAGGGGTTTGTCAGCCCATATTGCCGGGCGGTCGAATCCGTGAACTGAAGGAGACCCGCCGCGCTCGAGTTCGGATTTCTCGCGTTCGGGTTCCAATGGGATTCGAGATTGACCGTTCCCATGAGCGTGCCGGGGGGCAGGTTGTATTGCTGTTCCTTCTGCCGGGCGACATCGACGAGGCTGACGGGGTTCGACCCGTCCGGCGCGACCGTATCAGCCGGATTGACCCGATAGGCCGGGTCTCGCGGCGGGGCGACCATATCGCGCGAGCTGTCGATGCGTTGGGCATTCGCCGGGGGCGCGATTGTATCGCCGGCAAGCGGAGCAACCCGCCCGCGGACGGCCGGCGAGCTGAGGTCGAGCGCGCCAAGTCCGGCGACCGGGGCTGGCGTCATGTCGGGCATTGGCGCGCCGACGAGCGAGCCGAGCCCAGCAACGGCAGCCGGGGGAATGACAAATCCATCATCCGGCGAGCCGCCATCGGCGAAGCCCTGCACCGCGCCGCCGCGCGCCCGATCGCGGATCTGCTTAAGCGCAGGAACGGCATTCGCGACACGCGAGACCATATCGCTGTTGCTGTTCGCAGCCGGCGCGATATGTCCGGTCTGGAGCAGCTGCATGGCTTGATCACCGCCCATCCACGGCGCCCGCTGGACCACATCGGCGACCGTCGGTGTTGCGCCGAGGCCTGAAAGAACGCCCTGCCCCCTCTGCCAATTATCGAACGACATCGTTCCGCCGGTAGCGTCCTTCCACTGCCGGTAGCCGTTGGGATCAGGCATGCCGTTAGCTGCGAACTGACCGATCGGGCGGAAGAAGGCCCCCCCGAGACCGGAAGAGCCGCCGCCCTGATCCGAATTATCGTTGCCCGGCATTGCGGGCGTGAGCGCGCCGAGGCCCGCGACCGGCGGCGCATCGGTGTAAGGGACACCGCCCATCGCCATGTGGATCGCACCACCGCGCGCGGCCTGGTTCAGATCCATATTTTGAATGGGCGAAACGACCTTCTGCGGCGCGGCGTTTCCGGCGCCCATGTCGTTGCGGATGCCCTTTAGCGTGGGGATCGCGTTGAAGACCTGCTGCATCGGGTCTTCGGGCGTCTCCGGCTTCGGTGGAGGCGGCGGCCCAAGACCACGCGTCACCTGCATGGCGGGGTCGGGCACGATGCCAGGGGCATCCTGACCATAGGGCGCCGGCACGCCACCAACGGCGAACTTACCCTTTCGAGCAGAGTCCGCCGTTGCGAGATCGTAGTCGACACCTTTCAGGCCACCGAGTCCGGGAATGGGATGGACAGCTTCCGGGTGGGTCTTCTCCACCTCTTGAGCGATAAGGCCCATGCGAGGGGTCGGGTCGCCTTTGTAACGAAATTTGACAATCGGCTGCCCGTCGAAGGTCTTGCCGACCTCCTGAACATCTTCCTTCGCGTGGATATCGGAAAGACCAAGCAATCCGGTGAGCCAACCGGCCGAGCCAAATGCGCCGGTCGCGCCGAGCATGCCAACCGTGCCAAGTGCAGCGCCGCCGATCTGCGAGGCAGCGCTCGGGCCCGGCTGCGTCGATGATGAAGAGCCGCCCATCTGAGAGCCGGTGCCTTCAGCGATATTGGCGAGCCAGCCGGTCGTCTGGAACGGATAAGACTGCTGGTTCTGCCACTGCTGATAGGCGCTGTTGAGGATGTTCTGCTGCGTCTGCTGGTCGAGACCGCCACCATAGAGCTGAGCCATCGCGCCTTGAATGGCCGTGCTGCTCGCGAGCTGTCCAAGGCCACCGGAGAGCGAAGCCCCCTGCAACGCGTTCTGGGCATTCGCCTGTGAGGCGGACAAGCCCATCTGTTGCTGCGTATTGAATTCGCCAAGCGCTTGGCTGTAGTTCTGCGAGTTGAGGCCGGCGAGCGTCTGATTGCTGGCAAGCCCCTGCTGGCGTGCCAATTCTGCCTGAGCGACGCCCGCACGATCCCCACCGAAGGCCCCCGAGGCGACCGCATTGCCCTTCAACTGCTGGGCCTGCTGCGCATTCGTCTCGCCGATATTGGCCATCGTCGAGTCGATGACCTGCTGCTGGTACGGATTCATGTACTGCTGCAGGGCTCCCGACGAGAACCCTTGCGGCGTGATCTGCTGTGTCCCCTGCCCGATCAACCCCTGCGCGGTCTGCAAATAGGGATTGGCGGCTCCCTGGGCGTTGTTCAGGTTCTGAATGCCGGATTGCTGCGTCGGCGAAAGACCCGCGACGAGCTGCCCCGTGTAAGGCTGATACGGTGTGCTCGCAACATTGTTCGCCCGTCCCATGACGGCCTGATAGTTGGCCATCGCAATCGGGTTCGGTTGCGTCTGCTGCGTAACCGTAGAGTCCTTGCTGCCCATTCTTATTTTTCCTTAGTCGGCAGATTTCGCGCCGGATCCGTCGCGCAAGAAGACGAAGCTCACCGGATCTCCGAATTCCCGGCGGTAGTAGCGAAGCTTGGCGGCCACCCTGACGCGGGCGAGCACGCCGATTTCGAGCGGCATGGCATTGCGGGCCGCGATGAACTTGGCGAAGCGCAGAAGCTGAGCGCCGTGGTCGCGCGTCCGGCATTGCGGATGGACGTAAACCCCGCGCTCGAGCCAGACCGGCTGCTCGCTGAACCAGGGTTGCGTCACCTGAAGGTCGACGATGCCCTCGACACGGCCATTGCGGGAAATGATCCCGACAAGCCCGTCCTGCCCGGTCATGCCGCCAAAGAGCGCCTTCATGAGGCGGTCCTCATCGAGCGGCGCGACGCCGTTCTCGGCGTGGTTCAACAGGCAGCAGTCACGCACCGCCGTTGCATCGTCGGGTGTGGCAATGCGAACCGCCGGGCAGCCTCGGTAAAGCTCCTCCGGGTCCGCGCCGTCCGGCTTGAAGATGAAGGACGCCCCGACGGTCTCTCCAAGATGGCGCTCGTAAAGGCGGCGCTTTCCGCCGGCAGCGTCATGCGCCGGGACACCACAAATGAGAGCCGCCCCGAGTGAATCGGCGATCTCGACTTCCTTGCGCAGGAAATCCTTGGCAATGGTGCTGCGGCGATGCTCCGGCCTGACGTAGCTGACCAGCTCATTGACCCGCGGCTCGCGCGAGTACCAGGGCATATCGAGCGAGACGATCGCCATGCCTGTCAGGTTGCCGGGCTCGCCAGAGACGAGGGCGACGCCCTGCCGCTTGTTAACGGCGGCGGACACCCGATCCCGAACACGGGCTCCGCTGAAGGGATAGGGTCCGATTTCAGCGTGGGCGAGTCGGCATAGCTCTACGATCCCGTCCTCGTCGCGAGGGCAGGCCGTGCGCACAGTCATGTCATTCATGCTATTTGTGGGGTCCAGGCAGCTTGCTGGTGGTCTTGACGATTTGCTTGCGCGACTTCTTTACGAAAGCGTCCAAGACTTTGTGGCCGTGTTCGAGATCGCCTTGGCCAACCGCGGCCACATCTTCTGGCGACACGACAAACTCGCCGCCGGCCGCGACGATCGGCACGCCGCCGCGCGCCATCGGTGCTTTGCCGGGCGACGAATTGGGAAACATCTGTTCCATGATCTTCATCCCGGCGAGCGTGTTGCCCTCGCCGAGGCCTGAGACGATATCGGCCGGAATGACGAATGAATCCGCAGGCACGCTGATGTTGAGAACATCGGTTCTGCCCCCGGTTGCGGCATGCAACGGGCCGACATGAAGCGGCTCATTCATCTCACGCCCCGTAATAGGGCACCTTGCCCGGCGACCCGTCGGGCAGAGTGATGGTAATGTAGCCTTTGACCTGGCCCGGGGGCGTGATGCTGCCGGCCGTGGCCGATGTCGCCGTGCCGGTCGCCTGCGGGAAGCTGTTCTGAATGGCGGTGGCAATCGCGTTAATGGCGATCACGACGTTTTTTAGCGCCGTGAAGATGTCGGCGAGGCCGTTGATTTTCAGGAAGCCAGTGTTCGTGCCTGGGACTTGGTCCATATTACCTCCTGCCTGCCGGCGCGCCGCGGTAGCGGACATTGCCGAGGCGCGACCAGTTGTGCGGGTCGAAATCGATGCGAACCGCCAATTCGCGGGCTCGCATGTGCGTCGTGATGAAACGGGTGTTCTCGTTGGCCGGGTAAGGCCCCTTCACCCAAGGCGGATCGGCCGGATAGGCGACGCCCGAAATGGTGACGGTGTTCTGCGCGTCCTGTGTCGATCCGAACTTCCCGAACTTGAAATCGGGGATGAAGCGATCGACGAAGGCGAAGTTCGTGCCTTCCGAGACCATCCAATTGCCGCTCTGCACCCATGACGACATGGGATGGCCGTCGGCGTCCTCGGCAATCTCGTGCTGGTAGATATAGCCGGACGGGTCGGCGCCGATCGGCTCCCCGAGAATGGATTGATCGATCCAGGCCGTACGCGAGAGCTTGCCGTAGTCCCAAGCGGCTTGCAGCACGTTGAACTTGACATAGCTGTCCACCTCGCCTGTGCCGCCAGACTTCGACGGATAGAACCAGGCAATCTCGTTGAAGCCGCTCGAGGGAGCCGCCCTCACCTTTTCAAGCTGTGTCGTGTCGAGGTCCTGAAAGATCACATCCCACACGGGGCACGGGATCGGAATGACCTCGCCGCCTTCAAGGGCATAGAACTGATCAAGGCCCATCCAATAGACGACGTTGTTGAGCATCCCCATGGCATGCTTGCCGACGAGGCCGCAGCCGGAGCCGAGCTTGTTGAAGCCGTAGACGAGCGGATAGCCGATGTACTGCATCGACCACACGTCGATGTCGGTCCACAGAACGCCCTGTTGGCTCGCCTGAATGCCCCCGACGATCCGGCTTCCGGTCGGGATGCGATAGGAGCCGGCCTGATTGGTCGAGGCCGCCGTCCAGACCGTGTAGTCGCCGATATCGCACCAGCGGACGAGAAGCGGGTCCTGGACACCCTCAACGTCAGATGCCCAAGCGATAATCTGCTGTTCCGGCATCGCGACGAAGATGCCGCCGTTGGCGATGGGGCCTTGCCCGATCATCCGGGCCGTGCTTATGCCGTTGCTCGGCGACCAGATATAGATCGGGCCACCGCTCGGACAGGCGACGAGATCTTCGCCCCAGTTGTCGAGCGTCCAATCGGTCGCGGTGATCGGCATTCCGACAGCCGGCGGCGGGACGACGCCGGTGCCATAGCCCCCGAGACCATAGCCGCCGATTCCCCAGCCGACGCCCAGAGGTGGCGGCCCGACCGCCAGCTGGTAGAGCAGCCGCGCATTGCCGCCGTTCATGGTGACGGTTGCGGTCGCGTTCGCCTGATTGGGCGCGGTGATCGAGAAGACGTTGGCGTTCGAGACCGTCGTGACGGTGTAGAGCCCGCGTATCGTCAAGCCGCCGACGCTCGTGGCGATGGGGAAATTCGCCGTGTCCCCCACCGAATAGCCGTGGTTCGGGAATGTGACCTGAACGAAGGGCTGGCCGGCAGTCGTATCGAATATCGGGACAACGCCCCCGCTCGTCACGGACGCGGTGGCGTTGGACGCGGCAAGGATGATGTAGCTGTTCGCCCCGGTCGATTGTGCGATCGGATAGGCGCCGCTCAGAATGAGACCGCCGACCGAGATCGGGGTTTGAATGATGACCGTATCGTCCATCGTGACGGCGCCGACGGCATCATTGACCCGGACCTGATTGCTCCCGGACGTCGTCGTGAAATTGGGCGCGTTATTCGTCGTGAGCGTCTGCGGCGTGATGACCTTGTTGTATCCGGCAGAGATGACGCTGAGCGAGGCTTCCGCGCCGACGGCCAGATACCGTGTCGTGTCCAGCGCCTCCCAAGCGTGCAGCGCCCGGACGATCGAGGAGATCGTGAACGGATAGAACTTCGCCCATCCGCCCAATTTCTCGGGCATGCCGTCGCGCCAGCGGATGAGATTGCCAGCCGACCAGCCGCCCTCATTGAGCGAAGGCGTGAAGTCGGCATTGATGCCGGGACGGAGGCGAACCGGAATTTCGGGCACGGGTCAGCCTCGCGACGGCGTTGCCGCGGGCGCGGGTGACATGGAGGACCACGCCGAACTCTGAAACTTCTTGCGGGCCTCCTCCACCAGAGCTGGCGTCTTGAGGGCGTCGTATTGCTGCTGCCAGGACGCGGCGAGCCGGGGGTCGTCGGACTGAGCGCCAAAATCCCGCTGGTAGCCCGCGCCAAAGATCATCGAGGACGCGAGGAACAGGTCGTAGAGGTACTGCGTCAGGAAGGTGGTCGAGTTCGCGGCGGACAACGGTTCGGGCCGCTGCGTGCCGATCACATGCACGGCATAGGCGTCGTCAGAAGCCGGCCCTATCAGCGCGTCCCATTGCGTCAGCATGGCGAAGACGGTCGGAACCGAGGCGCCTTGCGTCGATGGCCAGACGGCGTTGATGTAGTCGACCGAAACCGGCGTCAGGGGCTTCAGCTCGCCCGTCTCATAGGTCGCGCCGGCCGGGGTGATGACGCCGATCGCGTTCACGACGATGAAATCGGTCGGGATTGTCAGCTTCCGGGCGTTGGCCGCGAGCGTCAGGCTATCATCCGTCACGACGGTCGCGAGGAAATCGAGTTCCCGATAGATCCGCTGCTCGCCGGCATTAATGATGGCCGTGAGGATCGCCAGGAAATCGGGATCGCTCGCGTCGACCGTCATCAGCTGGGCGATGTCGGAGACGTAGGTGGTGTAGTCCATGAGGGCCGCACCCAATAAAAAGCCGCCCAAAGGCGGCCGTGGCGGACGAAGTGTGATTCAGGCGGTCAGTCGCCGGGGATCTCGATCACCCGGACGTTGAGGCCGGGCAGAGGCCAGAGCTTGCTCGGATCGGTTTCGTTGGCGCAGACGTTGCCGCCCGCATCGACGAGTTGCCACCTTGAGCCGGGTTTTGCCGACTGCACGATCGTGTACCAATCGACGCCCTGTTCATTGCGGCAGAAGAGAACCGGCGTCGCCGTCTGTGAGAGCGCGAAGAAGGGGCTGTCCTCGTCTGGCTGGTAGAGCGTGAATGTGCCGTGATCGATCATCAGCCGTCACCTATCGTGAACCAGTTGCCGTTGATGTTGATCTGGCAGGCGCGGACTACGACGGTGATCGCGTTGCCACTGTTCGTTGCAGCGCGCGTGACATAGCAACCCGGGACATCCGGAGTGAGCTGCAGGGGCTGGCCGGTCAATTGCTGTTCGCCGCCACGGCGCACGCTGCGCACGAAGGTGTTGTTGACATAATCTACGACGACTGCTTGCACCCCCTGCGCAGCACCGTTGGCCGTGTTGTCAATGTAGGTTTTGAGGTCACCCAACTGTTGCGTGCTGATCGGGCCGCCAGGGTAGAACGCCTGATAAATTTGTCCGTTGTCCCCGTTCCAAAATGTAATCACACCACCAGGATTGGTGCTCATCTTCCAGTTGGTCACGCCGGGATCGAACAGATTTAGAGTTGCGCCACTCTTAGCGATGGACAAATCGCCGGTGAGCTGTCCTCCGCTCCTCGGGAGAAAGGCAGTCCCCCCTATCAAGGCGATATTCGTCTTATCCCCGGCAATAACGCAGCTTGACCCTTGTGGGACGGATAGGCTCTGCCCTCCAGACGCGTAACGCAGAGTGAATGAGAAGCTACCAGTTGTGTTGTTTGAGACGACCCAGATCCCGCAGACCGTATTCGGCAGAAGCACCACGAAGTTCTGCGTCAGTGCGCCGCTCGCACTGATCCAGAGATTTTCAGCCTCGGCGGGGGTCAGCGTTCTACTGGCGCCACTGACGGTAAGGCCGAGCACGCCACCAAGATTCTGGTCAATCGTCGTGAGGTTCTTGTTGAGCGGATTGTCCCACGTGTCGACGTAATCGCCACGCGCAGGAAGCTCATATCCCTTGGCGGGGGTGAAAGTGCTTGTCATGGTGGTCCCAATAAAAAGGCCGCCCGAAGGTGGCCCAAAGGGGTGTCAGGATCTCTGTCTACGAGCGGTGGTTTGTGTTATCGCTGTGCCGGTTCGGGGAGCCCCACATGAATATGGTCACGCGTACCTTCAGGTCGTCACAATGACAGCGACAATAGAGCAGCCCGCATCCGCACCGATGGTTCAGCGTAAGATCAAGCTTAAAGAGGCTCCTCGGCTCACGAACGAGGAAATATGCCCTACCCCAGATTACTTGGCGAAGTGTGATGGCTCGCTTATCGCAAAGCCCTACCGTTTCCGAACCGATGTTGACGGATTCATGGTCGGCGGCGATAGGATTGAGGGCGCCGATAACATTGTCGTTCTTGGCGACAGCATAGTGGAATGTCTGTTCGTCGACGAAGATGGGCGTTTGTGCCCGGTCATCCAGTCGCGACTCCGCGAAGCGGGCTATCGCGTCAACGTCCTCAACGCGGGAGTGACGGGGGCGACGACCCTGGCACTTCTTAACGTGTTCCTTAACAAGATCATTCCAATGCGCCCACGCATGGTCGTCCTAATGTCCAATATTATGGACACTTTCGCCATGACGGATGTGCGGAGCTTTTGGACAGGAGACCCGTGGGTCACGACGCTTGATGACCCTTCGGCTGATGCGGGATCGGAGCAAAGAGAGCCCACCGGTGCCGACAAACAACGAATTTTGACGCTGTTCGCTCAGGCTGCGAGGGCATTTGGAATACACCTGATCCTTGCCACTACAGCCCATCGTGAGGAGTATGATGCCTTTACCTCAAAGCATCACACCAAGGATATGCACGAACGAAACGTTGAAGTGCGCAGGCTCTCGAATGGAGCTACACGATCTACATCCGCGGCTCTTTTGTTGCCACTCATAGACGCCGAGCAAATAGGGTCCGGAAATCTATTTTACGATAGCTTTCACCTAAACGCCACAGGCGCTGCGGTGGTAGGAGAGCTCATAGCCTCCAACTTGGCTATTCAACTGTCGGAGCGGACCGCGCGATAATCAGACAGCCCCGCTCCGCAAGGCCGCCAACGGGCGCTCCCTACGGATCGTACTACGGCGCGCCGATACCCAAGACGGACTTAAGGGCAGCCAGATCATCTGGTGAATTCTGCAGGCCGCTCACAAGCTGCTGTGCGAGCGTGAGGGGCGGCGGCGGAGGCGGTGGAGGCGAATATGCTGAAATGGAATGTCCTGCAGCAACCCAGTCCATCAACCAATCCCATTCAGGCATATAGTCTGCGACGAACATGGCGCCGTTTTCGATCGTATAGACGATCGCTGATTTGTTGTCTGCTGCTGCATATTCCGCGGAAGTGATGGTGTAATTCATGCCAAGATCTCCTCGGCGATCAATACCGCCTTCGTTGTACCCGGGCCATAGAGTCCAGCAGTCGGATTCCCGTTGATATAAATGGGCATGGAAGCATTATTTGTGCCGGCCCGTACTTGGATGCTGATCGGACTCGCTGAAGAGATCGCCACCTCCGCCTCAATGATCGTTGGAGCGATAATTTGGTTTGTGTTCCAAAGCGCCGTCGCTGCCACCGCATCGGGGCCGGAGCCAATAAAAAGGGCCACGCTAACCACGTTCACTGGGGGCGAAACGGCAGCGCTACTGACGAGCAATGATGCCCTCACCCTCAGCCGATTACCCACCGCCACGGGCGTTATGGAGAGCGTGACTATCTGGAGCCCCTCGGAGATTTGGGGCGGCGTATTGTCGATCGGAATGACAGCCGTCGTCGAGAAATAGTTTGCCATTTCGGCATATGCTGACTGAACGACCGCCCCAGAAGGAGCGGCCTTGACGGCCTTACCCGTGGCATCAGCGAAGACCACCGGTTGCCCGGCCACGGCGACAGTCGGACCGGCGACCAAATCGGCGATTTTCTTGCCCGATCCCGTCAGGAGAAGGCCCGTGGTATTGGCGAAAACCGGAGCCTCGCCGACTGCGACGCCGCCATTGGGGCCTGTCACGTTACCCGTGCCTGTCGCCGTCCATGCCGGATCAGCACCAGAGCCCTGCGTCGTGAGCACCTGCCCTGACGTGCCGGGCGTCAGCATCGACCAGCCGGACGCGCCGCGATAGATGACTGACCCGCGGGTGTTGCCGATGACATCAAGGACCTGCGACGGCGTGGCGTCGGTCGGATTGGCCGCGGCACCTGTGACGTTGGCCTTGACGGTACCGGCCGGCATTTGCGCCAGCTTGGCGTTCGTCACCGCATGCGGCGCGATGGCCGTGACGAAGCTGTTGGCGGCCGTCGTCACATCGCCGGTGAGGGCTTCCGTCTGCAATGCAGAGCCGCTGAAGGCCAGCGTGGCCCCGAGAGAGATTTCGCTCGCGTTGGAGGCCGCTGCTGCCGGATTGCCGAGCAGCTTCGCGGCGCCCACCTGCTGCATCTGGCCGTAGGTGACGCCATTGCTGGCAATGGTCAGGGTCGTGCCGGAGAACGCCAGCGACGATCCGAGCGTGACGGCCTGGGCTTCGGCGACAGATCCCGTCGGATTGGCGATGAGAGTCGTGGCGGGAATCTGCTGGAACTTGGCAAAGGTGACCGCATGCGACTGAATCGTCGTGGCCATCGGGAATTGCCCCGAGCCGGCCACATCCCCTTGCAGGGCAGCCGTCACCCAGCCTGTATCGTAATTGCTCCCGCTGTTCTTCTGCAGGACCTGACCTGTCGCGCCGCCGGCCGGCAGGCCCGCAACCGCGGCCGTGATCGATGACACCGGCGTCTTGACCGCCTCAGCCGCCGCGCTGTCGTAGACGAGCAGGTAATCGGTGTCGGCGTTGAGCGGCGTCTTGGACGTGAGCCCGAACACGCCACGGAAGAAGTTGGCGACAGTCGTCTTGACCGTCGTGCCGAGCGCCGTGCTCTTCACCGGCAGGATGTCGGCCACCTCCGGAGCGGTGACGAGATCATTCAGATTGCCGACATCGAGCATAAGGCTGATGTCAGCCGACAGAGCGCCGCCGCCACTCAAACCGCCGCCGTTCGGCGTCAGAATTGCCCGCGACGTCGGGACAAATTGCGCCGACAGCCGCGTGCCCGTATAGCCGACGATATCGGTCAGCAGGAGCCTGTTCGAGGTCCAGTCGTTCGGATTACTCGGATCGGGCGTCGGCGTGTTCGGCCGCGCGATCTCGAATAGCTCGCCACCGCTGAGCCCGACATTCGGGGGCAGATCCGGTATTCTGACTTTCGCCATCGTTTCTTATTCTTCCGTCACTCGCAGGCGGCCGTCCTGAACGATGCGGTCGTCAGGCTCTTGCGTGATGCGGTAGGTGTTGTTGGCTTGGTCGTAGTCGAACGGCCGGGGATTGTTCACCGGCCTCGGATCGGGCGGCAGGATGACGGACTTGAGCTGTGGCTGCGGTTCATCGAGGCAGTTCTTGCAGACGAGAAGGCGCAGATTGGTGATCTTTTCGCCTGTCCATTCCGTCTGCCAGTTGAGCCGGTTGAGATTCCAGATGAAGCCGCACCGGTCGCATGTGCCAAAGGCTTCCGGCCGCCGCGCGTTGACGCGGGCGTGTCCCGTCTTTCCGTAGCCCATGGGGTCAGATCCGATAGTACGATTGCAGGCCGGGGAAGATGTACGTGTCGACATCCTCCGTGTCCTGCGTGGACACGTCGTCCCAGGCTTCCTTGGCTTCCGCCTTCAGCTCGAGCAGACGATCCGGCGCATAGATCCGCGCCAGGCGCACGGCGAGTTCCGCGACAAAGGCATCGAGCCAGCGATACGGGAGATCGATGTTCATGCCGCCGGCCAGCCCCGCATCCTGCACCTGCCGCCAGTAGTAGAGGCAGAGCGTGTAGGGTTGGCTGTCGTCGGGGACTTCCCACAGCGTCGTCACCGGCGCGATCTGGCGATCGAACCAGAATGTCGTCGGATAGCCGATCTGGTCCTTGTTCGGCAGAGACGCATATTCCGTCCGCGAGAGCGGCGTGATCACGCGATCCGTCGGATTGCTGTCCTGTCCCGGATAGGTGCGGATATAGGCATCCGTCACCATGATTACGCTTTCAGGGAGCGTGTAGCTCGCCTGCCCCGCCACGAGCGCGATCTGCAGGAGATCGATCGTCCAGAGCGTCGGCCCCTTGTTCGACCACCGCGACAGGAGGAGATTGGCTTCCGTCGCGCCGTCCTGAAGATGCTCTTGCAGGATGGACGTGCGTCTGATGCCGCAACGCGCCAAGGCGCCGGTCAGCAGGCCCCCGAACGAGGGGTTGAAATCATAGGTGCCGGACGTGGCCATGATCAGGCTGCCAACAGGCCGGCGGCGCGGAGAGCGGCAAGCAGTCCGTTGAAGTCCTGCTGCGTCGGTGCAGCCGTCAAATCGGCAATTGCGGCCTGCTGGAGCACGCCACCGCGGACGGTATTGGTCGGCGTGCGGTTATCCGCCGTGTCCACATAGCCTTTGGTGGTCGCATGCCCCGCCTGAGTGGGCTCGGCGGTTTGGATGGCGCCAGCCGAGTCCCGCTGGGCAACCGTATTAGGCTGGGCTGACGTTTGACCGAGCGCGTAGGTTGCCACCACGCCGGCGGCACCGGTGCCATAGACGATATTGGCCGTGGTGACGGCCTTCACGCCCCCGAACGTCGACGGATCCGGGATCTGGGACGAAGGAATCTTCTGCGATGCATCCAGCGGTCCAGCCGCATCCCCGATCCCGCCAAACTTGAGATCTGGATTGGGATATGTCCCCGTGAGGTCGCCGCCGGCCGGCCCCGAAGGGGTTGCCGAGGAACTCGCCGGAACGAGATTGACGCCATCGCCCGCGAGGGAAACGCCACCTGACATGGTCGATCCCCCTCAGTTCGTCGAAAAGCCCTGGAGGATCTTTAGCTCCAGAGTTCCGCCAGCAAGCGCCGTCACGACGAGCCGCACGCCCGTAACCGGAAACATGTAGTTGGTCACGCCCGATGCGGTCTGGCCGGCCGGGAGATTGGCATCGTCGAACCAGCGCACATTGGCCGGCAAAACATTCGGCAGGTCATCGAGCGTGTATTGAACGCCATAGGTCGCGGTCCCGCCCGTCAGAAAGACGCCGAGCGTCGCGTTCATCGGGCAGATGGAGGAGTCGAGATTATACGGACCATAGGTGCCCGCCGCCGATATCGTGGCGTATGTGGCTAAAGGACCGGCCATGTTCTTGTTCTCACTGTGCCTTGGGGTCGGCGGGGCTAGGCTCTGGCGCTGCGGGCGCGGCCGTCTGAGCGGCAAGCTGGGCGTTCGCCTGCGTCTGGAGATTGAGCGCGAGATCGGCCAGCGCACGCTGTGCCACATCGATCGCCGAGCCGATCAGCAGCACCTCGCGCTGACCGAGATTGAGAGTGAAAGTTGCTTCAGGAGTCATGCGGCGAGAGCCAAAACCTTGTAGGCGGTGCCGCTGGCATCGCGGAGGGTCAGGGTGTGGGTTGCGGTCGGGGTCTCTGCGACGGCATTGGCATCCGTCTGCAAGATGCCCTGGACCACTGCGAAATTGCTGTCGTCGGCAAGCCGGACCTGAAGCCCAGCAGCATTGCGCTTGAGCGCAGGGAAGGCGTTCGTTTTGCCGCCGAATTCCAGTCGCCCGAAGTCCGTGCCGGCATTGTTCAGGAAGCGAATGACGCCGTCGGCATCCGAGATGATCTGCGGCCCTGATTCGAACGTGTAACCGCTGGACCCGCCTTCGCCGGACGTCATGAACTTCGTCGAGAAGATATGGTCGCCCAGGAACAGCAGGCCGTTATTGGGCCCTGGCATAATCCCGAGGGTCGCCGTGTCCATGCCGCTCGTGCCCCAGAGCAGCCTCATGTCCTGGTGGAGGAGAAGCTCCGACTGGCCAGCGTTGGTGGCGTCGAAGCGAACCCACTCGGCCTTGTTGAAAACGAAGCTGAGCGTCGCATTACTGGTAAACGTCATGCCAGCCTGGTCGTATGTGAACGACGTGTATTCGGGGCTTGCAATGCCGCCGGATCGCGGCATCAGGAAGCCTTGCAGGAATGCCTGCGCATTGAACGCGGTCAACCGGCTGCTGTCCGCCACCTCAAGATAGAGCTGGTCTTGCACCACCTTGAGCATCGGGCTCGTGGTGCCGGTCGCGGAGCCGAAGAACAGCGTGTCGAAGCTGTTGCCCGCGGCATTCGTGAGGAGGACCTGTCCATCCGCCGGGGACGTGATCTTGGCGCGGGAGGACCAGCCAAAGGCGCCAGCCGAGGACGCCAAGACATTGCCGGTTGTGTCGAGGGTAAACCGGATGGCGTTATTCGTGATGAAATTGACGGGCTGTGCGGTCGTCGTTCCGACCGACATCGGCGTCGTGACGCTGTTGCCGCCGATCGAAACGGTACCGGCAATGCCGCCCCCGTTCGGGTCGCTCATAATGGGGCCGCCGGGCTGCCCAGGTCCCGCGCCATTCGGGCCAACGGGAATATATCCAGGCGGCTCGATCGGCGCAGCCACCACATCGATTTAGGCTTTTCTCGGTACGGACATGGCGGGTCCTGTTCTTCTTGTTGGTGCGGCCCAGGAAAGAAGCAGGGGCCGTAGCCCCTGCTAAGTGTGGAGAGGGGGAAGCTTCGTTCTTGAACGCCCGTCTTGGCGGGCTACTTGCCGAGGCCCTTCAGGGTCTCAGCAAGCCGAGCGCGGCGCGCCAACTTCGGGTTATCCGAATGCGCCGCTTTATCGAGCTTCTTCGCGGGGATCCTCTCACCCTCGGGAACGCCAAGAGACTTGTGCAGGGCTCCCGGATGCTTGATGGCACCCTTGATCCAGTTCTTGGCGCGCCCACCGGAGGCGTAGGCGCCTCGGTCGTCTTCCTGGTCGGACGGTTCCGTGCTCTTGGCAGCGGACGAGAGCGGCGCGAGATCCGCGCCGACACGCCCACCACGCTTGCGGCCGGGACGATCGAGACGAAGGCGGGACTTGCCGCCTTCGGCCTTCATCTCGGCCTTGACCCGACCGCCCTTCTTCCGACCATGGGCCTCCTGCATCACGCTATCGCGCGTGCCACCGGCCATGCCGCCGCAGCTATAGCGGCCACGCTTGCCTTTCATGGTGATTACCCCGCGTATTGCGCGACGCCGAAGAGGCCTTCGACGCTGACGAGCTGGCTCGGATCGGGCGTGACGAAGATCTGCAGCAGGATCGTGCCATTCGGAGCCGTCCCACCGCCACCGGTCACGTCGAGCGTGCCACGGACATCGCCCGTGGTGGCCGTCGCCGGATTGGTGACATCGGCAGGGGCGAACGTGCCGCCGCCCACGACATTGTTCCAGACCACGGAGAAGTTGCCGCGCTGAGGAACAAGCATGGGGAAGCCGAACACGGTCCCGATACCGACCGACACATTCGCCGCCGTGTTCGCCGAAGGCGTCACGGACGCAACGAACTTGAATGCCTTCTTGCCCGCGACGGTATTGGCGTTCACGCCCGTGATGGTTTCCACCATCGGATAGCCGTAAACGTCATAGCCCTTCACGGTGAAGACGACGGTCGCATTGTTGCCCGTCGACGTGAGCGTCACGTTGCGTGCGAGCAGAGCGGCCGGGTTCCAGAGGGCGGAACCCTGTCCGAAGGGGATAACCTCCGGGACGGCCGGATTGTAATCCAGCGCGCACAGCCCCGTGACAGCCTGTCCGGTGGCGACGTTGGTGGTCGAGACGCCGACGGTTACGCCAGGGCCAGAGGCGGTGACGAGATTGAGCGGCGTATTGGCCGTGCCGGCCTGCGCGGCGGCAAGGGCGGCGGCGGTCGCAGCCGCAGGGGCTGCGCTCACCACAGGGATATTGGTGAACCCGAGAAAGCCGCGAGGCGCTCGCGCACTGCCGGGGGCATAAGTGAAGGGCTGCCGAGGGTCGAGAAGGCCGCCGCCTGCATAAAACAGCGACGGCCCCCGATCCCCATTGTTGTCCCCAAACGGCGCTTCGCCGAAGACGACAACCGGCCCAGCCCAATGGGCTGCGGTCATGTGATATCTCCGATCAAGCGGTCGGGAACGAACCGTAGGCCGCGCGAGGATCCTCGCAGCCGAAGGTGTAGCGTTCGGAGCCCTGGACGAGCAGGTTGCTCGTAATGAAGTCGACCTGCATATCGGTCTCGAACGGGCGCCGTTCGAGATAGAGAAGGCCATCGACATCGGTCAGCACGAACCAGGCGGTCGGGCTGGTGAGATAGGGGTCAACGACATAATCGCTGATGCCGCCGGCCACCATCGGAATGACATTCACGTCGTTGTCCGAAGTGCCCGGACGGAGCTCGGTCTTCATGAGACGCGCGGCAACCGGCTCGAGCTGCGGCGGGATGAGCAGCTTGCGCGCCCCCGCGTTGATGAGCAGATTGCGGTTGTCCACGAAGGTCGACCGGACGGTGATCTGGGCGTTGAGCAGCGAGGATTCGTTGAGATCCACCTGCGCACCCACCGGCATATTGGCGAAGGCGCCGCCCACGACCGGATGATCCGGGGCAAAGAGCGCCTTGCCGTCGCCGCCGACCTGCGGAGAGTAGGTCTGTCCCAGGTTGAAGATGTTGGCCGCGAACATCTCCTTGGTCTGCAAGAAAGACTTCTGCAGGCCGAGGTTCGACGGCTGGAACTGGGACTTGTAGAGGTTGTCCTCGATGGTCTGGCGCGTGATCGCGTAGCCCAGCGCAATTTCGATGTGCTCGAAATTGTAGACGTACATTTCCTTCGCGCCGTTGTCGAAGGAGATGGGGCCGCCGTCCTGCTTGATCTGAGCCAGCCCGAGGAACGCCATGGCGGCGCTACGCTCGGTGTGCATCGTGGACTTACGGGTGATGAAGATCTTGTCATAGATCTTCGGCCACTCTTTGTACTTCCCCGTGACCGACATCAGACCGGGGAGCAGCAGATCCTTGATCTGTGCGAGATTAATAGGCATCGTTCAACTCCCCGTTAGATACCAGTCGTGGTGCGGAAGGACTGGTTGTTCATCTCGACCACGACTTCGTTGTTCGGCTGCGTCGGATCGGTGCCGATCGTGAGAATTTCCACGATGCGGAACGGAAGGGTCGCAGTGACAGCGATGGTGGTGGGATCTACGGCGGCGTTGGACTGACCGTTGAAGGTGTTGCCCGTGGTGCCGACGTAGACGAAGTTCACATTGGCGCCGACATCCGCCTGCGTGATCGCAGCAGCGGACGACTTCACCTTGAACTTCGCGAACGGGGTGTTGATGACATAGGCCTTGATATCGCCGGCCACGTCATTGGTGCCCGGCCAATAGGGCGTCTGTACGATCCTGTTCTGCGACGGCGAGTAGTATTCGCAGCCGCCGAAAATGCCGTAGATGCCATTGGCAGGGATTGCCGCGGGATTGGCGCGGGTGATGTAGCCCGTCGTGAGCAGCACCACCGGGTCACCCGTGAAGATGGCCGTGGTGTCAGTCGGGGCAATAAGGCCGACAGTCTGTTGAAAAGTGGGGGCGCCGCCGGAGCCGTCGCCCCACTGATCAAAGCCGTACGGCGTTGCATTATTCGCCATGATGCTTTGTCCTGATGAGGGGAATGGCTGCCTCCGCGAGCGCCGCGGAACCGCAAACCTGTGTTTGTGCGTGAGAAGCCACCGGAGCGCCCGGCGGCTGATGAACCAGAGGAGGACTACTCCTCGGGAATGGGTTCGTAGCTCGTCTTGACCTTGGGGGCCGTGCGCGGGTCCGCCGTGCGCGGCAAGGTGCCGGGCGGCGCAAGACCGAGCTGCTGAAGCTTGTCGCCCATGACCTGACGGGCCTTGGCTTCCTCACGGGCTTTCGCCTGATCGGTCAGGTAACGCGGGCGCCGCATGAGGATGAGGCCGCCCTTGATGATGGCGCCGGTCTGGCCGGGGAGCGCGATATCAGGATGCGTCTCGGCCTGGACTTCTTCCCAGTGCCGGCGCTTGAGCTTGCTGATGTAGTAGGGATCTTCCTTGCCATAGATGGAATAGGTCTTCCATTGGTAGTCCCATCCGTTGGCGAAGTAGTGGCCCGGGATCTTGAATTCGCTGAGATCCTCGTCCTCGTCCAGGCTGAGGCCCATCGGCGGGAGATCGCGGCCTTCCTGGCGGATCGGCTCACGCAGCTCGGGACGCAGCGGAGGGCGCTCCGGCCCGCGACGAACCGGAGTTTCGGTGTTTTCTGTCATGGGATTGCCTTAGTGGACGGTTTCCAGCCGGCCTTCGCGCTTCAGCTTTTCGAAATTCACTGCGTACTCGCGAAGCTTCTGCTGGTACTCTTTGGGATTGCTGCTGTTGGCCTCGGCATACTCTTTCGCTGCCTCGGCAAATGCCGGAGGCAGCCTGATCTTGCCGTCGGCCTGGCGTCCGGTGCTGGCCGAATGCGCTGATGGCGTGCCGGGCGCTGCCGGAGGCGGAACGGATTTCTGCTTCTGAGCGGGCGGGGCCTGTTCCGGCTGTTTGAAGCCCAGCCGCTCCTCGATCCGGGCAAAATATTCGTCCGTGTCGGGCGCAATCCCGTCGGCCTCGGCTTCCATGTGAGCCGCAACGGCCTTCTTGTTCAGACGCGGGTCGGTCGCAACGGTCGGGTGCGCCCGGATCCATGCTGCCGTCTTGGCCGAGCGGCCATGAGCCATGGCCTCGACAGGATCGGCCGGCGGCTGAGGCTGCACGCGGCCTTCAGTCGGCGGCGGCAGATTGCGCCGCGCCTTGATGATCTCAAGGCCGTCTTCCATCTGCTGGAGGCGCTGCTCGGTACGAGCGACGCGTCGCTGGGCTTTGACGACCTCTTCGTAATTGCCCGCTTCGAGTGCTTCCTTCAGCTCTCGTGCGGCGGCGTCAGCCTCATGCTTGGCCGATTCAATGGCGGTCGAGGCGATCTGAAGCTCGCGCTCGGCATCGCGGGTCTGGTAGTCAGCCGCCGCCCGCCGGGCTTCAGCGGCTTCGCGTTCGGCCCGCTGGGCTCGCTCACGTTCCGCCGTTTCCCGCGCTTGCGTTTCCTCGAGCTGGCGCTTCAGAACGTCTGCGGGGTCTTCCGTGTCGGGTTTCGGATTCGGGGCGCCTTCGCCCTTGTCATTGCCTTCAAGCTCAACGACGAGTTCTTCGGTCTTGGGCTTGCCGGCCGTTTCGTCGTCGTCCAGATTGAAGACGATCGTATCGTTTTCGGTCTCAGTGGTCATTGCGACCTCAATAGAGGTGATCGGGCGAGATCACCCGCATTTGGATGAGATAGTCGTCGATGAGACGGCAATGGACCGTCTCGTCCTCGCCGGGTTCGCCCTTGAGCTTGTTCGGGAGCTGCAGGGGCCACGCGTCGCCGGGACGGAACGCAACCCAGTCCCCGATGTCGATCCGCTTGCCGCCGAAGCGGATGTTCTCGTCGTCCTGGAATGCGAGCGCACCCATGGCGATCACGAGACCGCACTTGGACTGATATTTGTCCTCGTCCAGCGTCTTGTCGGTGAGGATGATGCCGCTCTTGGTCCGGCTCGGGCGCGTGTAGAGGACGATCATCACCTTGTTGGGGGCGATAAGCTCATAGCCCGAAACATCCCCCACGCGCTGGAGGATGAGTTCCTTCGGGTCTTTGTCGTGTTGAATGGCAGCATACGGCATGCGCTGCTATTTCTCCTTGTCAGCGTTGACAGATTTGTGGGCGTCCTCGAACATCGCCAGGACATCCCGGAGAGCCTTCACGTAGCCGCAGTTGTGCTTGTAATCGTCGGGCGACATTTGGCCGTGAGAGATCTGCTCGACGCGTGCGGCGATCTGCTGGGCGATCTCGTCTTTGACCTTTTCTTCGAGCGGAATGCCGAAGGTGATCATTTGCCCTTGCGCTTCACGTGCTCGGTCTTTTCCAGCCTGCCCTCACCCGATCCCGCGCCAGCGGTGAACTTCGCCGGCACGCGGCCACCGCGCTTGCGCGCCATCATCGGAGGAACAGGGCCGGCGCCCTGAGCGGGCACCGGAAGGCCTGCCGGAGGAAGCACAGGCGGACGCGCTGCAGCCGGCGGTACGGGAGCCGGGCCAGGGGTTGCACCAGGCGCCGGGATGGGGATGGGCACAGGTGTCGCATCGGGCTTCTGGCCGATGATGATATTCACATTGGTGCCTTTGCCGCTCTTGGTGCGGCCGCCGCGGGCGAAGCGCTTCGGCCGGTCGAGACGCGGCTTGGACGATCCGCCTTCCGAGCGCATCACAGCAGCCGCCTCTTTCGGGCCGGTGCGGTTGACGACGGCGACCTTCTCCCCACCGGGATCGGTCTTCGGAACGCTGGACGTACCGATGATCTTGGAAACGCGCGACTTTGCGGAGGCGCGCGACTGAGCGCGAAGTTCTTTCATTGTTTTACCCCTACTGCGTCGGCGGTTTCAGTGGACCGAGCGTGTTTTCGACAATCGGCGCACTCTCGGGATGGACGATGAGTTCCTTCGCCACGTTGAGAGAGGCCTTCTGCAAGTCGGCATCGCGGTCTGCGTCGCGGTGCTGGTTATCGGCAGCCAACTGGGCCGCCTGAAGCTGGTTCTTTTCTGACGCGACCTGATTGCGGCCGAGCTGGGCCTGCGCGGCGATCATCTTGGCAACATCGGCGAGTGGCGGCGGCGCGGGCGCAACCGGTTGCGGCGGCACGAGGATCTTGTCGATATTCTCGATGCCCAAGATCCGCAGAACGTACGTCGCGACCTCGTAGGTGTTGAACAGCTGCGGCGCCATCTGTGCCATCTGCAGCAGGTTCATCGCCTTCATCAGCCGGTGCATGTGGCTCGGCGTGTTCGGATCGGCGCGCGGCGTGATATCGGCGCGCTCAAGCGCCGCCTTGAATTCGTCCTCGTTCCAGGCTTCCAAGGCGCCTTTGCGCCCGCGGATGATGTCCTGCGGGTTCTGCCGAAACAGCTCCTTGAGCAGCTGGAATTCTTTGGCCTGTGCGGCGTGGATGCGCTTATGGACCGCATCCATGACCTTGGTGGCCTGCTCGATCAGGGCGAGCGTCGTGCCCACGGGCGCGTCCTGCCTGCCCTCGCCGACCTGTAGCTCCGCCGTACCGCCGACACGCTGGCCGGTTTCCGTGACGCCCTGTATCAGGCTGAGAAATGCCGGGCTCACGTCGCGATAGGGCAGCTCGGTCACGAGCGAGCGGATATCTTTGTCCGATGTCTCGATGGGCTGGAAACCGCCCGGCGGAATCCGCATTTCGTTCGAATTCTGCCGGACGGCACTCTTGGCTATCAGGCCGCCGGGAAAATTCGCGAACATGCCGTTGTCGATGGCGATGCGCCACATCGCCGAAAGCGCCCGCGTCGTGTTGCCCAGGATATGCCCGAGACCGATATCCCAGAAGCCGAGGCCCGGCACGAACGGGTATTTGACGAACACCTCGCGGGCGATCTTGTCGTCGTCGCCCTGCTCCCAGTTGCGGACGATCGCCAGGATCTGCTTGGACTCACGATGGATCGTCACGCGATACGGGAGCAAGAGCCCCGTTGCGTTGCCCTTATCGTCGGTGTCTTCGAAGCCCGGAATGTCCAGGCTGCAATAGCACTCGTAAAGGTCGGGGTTCTGGTCCTCCGGCCGGGTAGCGTTCGGGTCAGTGCCCTGCTGCTCGGCCTTGACCTGATCGACGGCCGTGATCTCCGGCCCCGTCTGGTCGCCGAGCATAATATCCCGATAGACGCCCAGCAGCTGCATCCGCTTGAGCGTGGTCTTGCTCATGTTGCGGATGTGGTGGGTGACGCGCAGGGCGTTCTTCAGGTCCGTGGCGTTATTTGAGACGATGATGTGCTCGGCATCGACGCTTTCCGAGACCGGACGACGCCTGATCGGGCAGCGGTACACCTTCTTGAACATCGTGCCGCCTGCCCCGAGCAGGAACAGCATGCGGTCGGTGTCGGGATAGTACTCGCTGGCGGTGACCGTCAGGTAGTAGTTGAACTGCTCCTCAAGCGTCTCGGCGAGATTGTCGGAATCGAGCGCCGGTTGCGTATCGCCCGGTAGTGTCGATTGCGTGCCGGTGCTGTCGGCTTCACTGTCGACGCTGACCTTGACCGGGCCTTCCGCCGGCAGAAGCTCGCCCCGGGCGTTGGCTTGGAACCGGAGCACAGCCTCGAGCAGCAGCGGATGGTTGACGACCGACATGCCCTCGAGCGGCGCGGCTGAGGCCGATAGATCGCCGCGCGGCTCCTCCAGCTTGAGGCCGAGCATGGCGATAATCTCGGCCCGCTGCTCCAGCCAATCTTTGCGGGAGGCGATATCGGAGTCGATGCCCTCCAGCAGATCATCTGCGATCAGCCCGAGTGTGGATCCATCCAATTCCAACGCGAGGTTGCGATAGAAGTTCTCGTCCGTCTCTTCCTGCCGCTCGACACTGTCGTCCTCGTCGGGGCCGATCGTGATCGAGCCGTCGTCGTGCTCGATGGTGACGGTGCCCGTCTCCGGATCGAGCCCAGGCGTGGCATCCCCCTCAGCGTCCACCACGATCGTCGTGCCTTCATCAGACACAGGTGATGGGCTCGACAACGGTATGTTGCCGAGTGAGAAGGGGTTTGATGCCATTTACTGGTTCTTATCAGTCGACTAGGCGATCACGGACGCGCTTTAGATCGCCGCGATAATCATGATTACCCGGCAACTGGGAGATTTCTTGAGCCGAGAACAGTCGCGCGCTTCGTCCGCCGTATTTCAGGTGCACCGAACCGTCATCAATATCCGCGGATATTTCGAGATGCCCCCTTGGATCGGAGCACACAACGGCTGGGAGCAAAAGGTCACGAATATAAGCTGCATCAATCTTGCGGGTCATCTCACCCATCCCATTGCTGAAAGAGCGTTGTACTGGTTGTTACCGGACGTCTAGGCTATCGCGGACGCGTCGGATATCGTCGATGCAGCCAGGCTGACCGATCGCGAAGTCGCGAATTTGCTCAGCAGTGTATAGCTTTGCCTTGCGGCCATTGAGCGTGACGTCCAAAGAGCCGTCGCTGTAGTCGATCTCCATGCCCAGGCGCTTGTCGATAGCGAAGAGCCCCGGCTCCAACAGATCGCGGACGTTGTTGGCGTTCATTGCACCCAGCCCATACCGGACAGGGCTTTGTGAAGCGCGTCGACACGCTCGCTCGTCATCTGTGTGCGGGCGTCCATCTTGGCGATGGTGCGCCAGGCCTTGTCGAGTTCGGAGCGGAGATCAGCGATGGTCTGCTGACATGTGCCGCTGCATGGGCATGCGTTCTCAACCGGCGCCGGAGCGTCGGGAGCGGGTTTCTTGGACATGTGGGCTTTGCTCAGACGGGGGCTTCAACAGCCGGTAACGGCTCAGCCGGCAATCGTGAATTGACGACCGCGATCAGTTTGCGCACCTGCTCGACATCATCGCGTGTTCGCAATGCCTCCGGCGGACGGAGGCCATACCGCGCCTCGATGGCATCAGCGACATGCGCCCATGTCTTGCCGGCCAGTTGGGTGAAGAACTCGGGATCGCTGATGAGGATATCGCGCCCAATCAACGCGAACAGCGAATCTACCTCAGTCATGCATCGCCCTTCGAAGGATCGATGAATTCAGCCGGCCGGCTCAGAATGGCCGACATCAGGCGTTGCATCTGTCGAGCGTCCTCCAGCGTTTCCAGCTCTTCCGGCGGTCGCACGCCGTAATGGCCCTCGAATGCGTCAAGGAGATCGCTGCCCTCCTTGCCCTTGATGTCCATGTAAACCGTCGGAGGGAGGCGAACGACCAAGGGGGCTGTCAGAACGAAAAGGCTATCATTCTGGCTAACGATAGTAATGTTGGCGGTCTTGTTCATGCATCACCCTTGCTGAAGTTCTTATCGGCCAAGCAGTTGCCCAGCACATCAGCGGAAATCGCTTTAGTGATTGCGACATCGGTGAACGCGCCATCGCGGCGTACGATCACAGGCAACCCGGACATGTCGAACTCGTACGTGCCGGTCGGCAGCGCGCGCAGATCGGACAGCGTGACCGGGCGCATGCGCCTCTCATCGCTTAAGGTGAAGCCCCTGCTCATGCATCACCCTTCGGGGGCTCGGGGAGCGGCATCCAATGGGTGAGGCTATAACCCAATGGCAAAAGGTCTAATCCAAACCACGTTTCCACACCGTCTTGCTGTGCCCCCCAAAAAGCGACCGCGTAAGTCATGCTAGAATCTAGACCCACCTCACAGACGAGAAGAACACTCCCATCCTTCGGCGCTGTTTCTATGGGCTGCCAGGCTGTCATGCGGGCGTCCATCACACTTCACCGCGGCTGTCAGGCGGCAGCTTCGCCCGCGCCTCCTGCATCGCCTTCTCGACTGCGTAATGCAGATCGCTCAGCTCCATGTGATTGATGCGTAGGTGACGATCGTCACCGATCATGATGGGGCGCCCCTCGTAACGGATCTCGCACCAGCACGGATACGGGTCATACACTCGGACCTCGAATTCACCGGCTTTCGCCATGTCTCTCCTCATGCAGCGCGCATGGTTAGGAAACGAGGAATGCAAGGGCGGCGAACAGCAGCGCAAGCACACCGACCAGAACTGGCCCGGAGGCAAGCCCCAGGACGCCGAAACAGGCGGCTCCAAACAAACCTTCTTTTCGGTGGCCATGCCAAGCGCCGATTGCGCCACCAGCGAACGCCAACAGGATCGTAGCCTTCAATAGAAGGACCGCGACAGGATCGAGCGGCTGACCATCGCCATAAAGCGTGTAGACGCACTTGGCGTACTCGCGGGCCTGATCAACTGTCGCGGTCGACGCGTCGTAACTGTTGACCAGCTTTTCACAATAGGCTCGATGCGCGGCACGTGCGGCGTTGCCAGCATTGACCGCCGTCATTGCGGCGATCGGAGCAGCGCTAACCATGAAATCTCCTAGGCCACGTAGAGCGGCCGCTTGCTTGCCTGCGGCTTGTACCGCATGGCTTCCGCAAGCTCGCCCGCGCGTTCTTCCGGCATCTTCAGAATACCAGCATCACGCAGATGCTTCACAGCTTGCGTCGTGCTGTCCACAAGGTCTGCCCATTGTCCTTTGGGAAAGGCAGCAACCTCGCTGATCACCATGTCAGCCCATTTCTTGTCGGGCGCGAAGATCAGGCCAGCGGCAAAGGTCGGCTGCACCGTATAGGCGCGCGCCACCTTGTCAGTCTCGGGGTTGACTTCCTGAACCGCCCAATCCTCATGACCGTAAAGCCTGCGGATCTCTTGAATGACGCTCTTGCCGGAGGCTTTGCCCTCGATCAGGATCCGGTCGACCTTGTACTTCTTGCACGTCTCGGCGGTGCGCTTCACCAGGTCGTGCAGCTCCAACCGATCCTTCCAGGCGTACATGAGAATGGCTTTTGAAACGCCGGACTCGCTGAACACACCCCAGATCGTCAGGGCCGAAAAGTCGTTCTCTTCCTTGGTCGTATAAGCCGTGTCGAGCGAGGCGATCACATAATCGCAGGCGGGATAGTGCTCTTGTTCCCAGAGCCCCCAGTACTCACGCTTGATGATACCGCCACCACGTGGCGTCGGCGCTTGCTGCAGCTGGCCGGCCGCTGCATACGGGCCAAGAGCCCGCTTCAGCATCTCGACTTCGGGAACGCCGAAGCGCTCGTCGCAGAGCAGCTGGCCTTCCTCTGTTCGAGGATCTTCCCAGCCCAGAACGGTCACGCATTTCCGATGGGGCTCGAACTCCATCGGCAGCATGAGGTGAACCCAGTCGTCACCCTGATGGTTCAGGATGTGGCCGGTCAGATCCTCCTCATGCAACCGCTGCATGATCACGACATAGGCGCCGGTCTTCGGGTCGTTGAGGCGCGTCGACATCGCCTCGTCCCACCAGGCCAGCGTGGACAGCCTCACGGCTTCCGATTCCGCTTCCGTTGCATTGTGCGGATCGTCGATCAGGATGATCGAGGCGCCCTCACCTGTCAGCGCGCCACCGACCGACGTTGCGATGCGATAGCCGCCACGATCATTCTCGTAACGCATCTTGGCGTTCTGATCGCCGGTGAGCGTGAACCGCTCGCCCCATCGCTCCTGATACCAGGGGCTCGTGATCAGACGCCGTGACTTCAAGCTGTCGCGCGTCGAAAGCGATTGAGCATAGGACGCAGACAGAAACTGCACATGTGGGCCGGCAAGCGCGCCCTCAGCCGATTGCGCCCATGTCCAAGCCGGCCATGCGACCGACACGATGGACGACTTCGACGAACGCGGCGGCACGTTGATGACCAGCCGGCGGATATCGCCGTTGGTCACCGCCTCGAGGTGCTCGGCGATTGCATCGAGATGCCAGCCGTGCACATAGGGCGATGGATCGATATAGCGCCAGCCGCCCCGAAGGAAGTCGCTCAGGCTGTTTTCGCAGGCATCACGCTCTTCGAGCAGCCTCAGCCGCTTTGTGGCAGCCGCCAGCCGCCGCAGCCGAAACAGCGTGTCGTCGGTGGCGAGCATGGATAACCGTCTATGAAGTCAATTGCCCTTGGCTGGCGGGGCAGGAATCGAACCTACATTCGCGGAGCCAAAATCCGCTGTCCTACCGTTAGACGACCCGCCAATTGGCTCAGTGGGTCGTTTGCTGTTTGCCGTCGCCGAAACCAAGCGCTTCCGTCTCACGGCGGACGTACTCAGCAAGCTCGTCAGGCGTCATATTGTCGAAGTCGCCAGGCTTACCGACCTCCTTGCGGTCGATGAACATGCCCAACTCTTTGCCGAGAAGCTCGAGCGCGCGGTTGGCCGGGCCTGTCTGACCGTTCTGTTTCGCCTCACGCACGTTGTCGACCAACTGCTCGATAATCCAGGCCTTCGTGATCGCCGTCTTCTCGACAGCCTTCTCCGTGGCCCGTTCCTCGATCTTCTCACGGGCAGCGAGCAACTCGGATACTCGGCTTAGAATGCTTTCCTGCTGTTTTAAAACAGATGCATTGCCGCGATTGGGCTTATAGCCCGCCAGCTCGTACGCCTCAGCCGCGCTCTTACCCTTTGCAAGCTCTTGGGCAAAGCGCTCGTGACGGGGGTTAGGTAGGACGGGCATTGTCGTTCATATCGCGATAGAAGCGCGCGGACTTTTCACGCAGTTCCTTGACGGTGCCTCGTGCGTCAGAACCCAATGCGATCTTCCCCGCAGCGATATTTGCGACGATTCCGATATCACCCTCGGGCCAATCGCAGCGCATCTTAGCGCGTTCGCTGATGAGTGTTGGCAGCACAAAGGCGCGTGCTGCGTCGATGCTCATGGGACGGCTCATTGCTTAGATTGTTATCGCCACACGGGCGCGCCAATACCGCGCCAACTCAATGGGACAAGGGAGCCAACCCGCGTAGCCTGCATCACCATCGAGATCTGGGCCGACGAATTCGTTATCAACAATATCAAAAACACCCAGCTCACCATCGTCGGCGCACTCGCCCCAGAACCCGACAAGCATGCCGCTTCGATCTTTGAAGAGTAGGAAGCATGCTGTCCCGTCTTTCGGAAACAGATGCATTGATAGCCAGTCGTTTGGGTTGTTCAGCCATGCTGTTGTATAGTTGGACATCTGCGATGCAGCCTATCTATAACCAGCGCCTCCACAGAACTGTGGACTTCACGGGCGCCTATGATGCGACTACGATTCTCACTATCTCAACTAGGTCTGAGGTCGCGAATGGTTCGCCCGCGAAAGCCTGTGATTGATCCCGGCACCCCGTTGCTTGACTGGATTCCTTGGGAAAGACCACCTTCCCCTGAAGACCGGTACGCCGATTATCGAGCTTATTCACCCGCCGAAATCGAACAACTGCAGGCGGAAGCCGATGAACTCAGCTGGCAATGGATGTGCGGCGAGATCGAAGAGACGCCTTGGACTGCGCCCTACAAGGCGCCAGCCACTAGACTCTACGTCATAATAGAACTGCTACGCCTTGGATGCACGGTTCGTGACCATCCATCCGGGCTTCTTGTGAACGGTCATTACATCGTGGCAGTCCGAAAGCGGAGATGGCGCAGCACCGCCTCCGGCCGATGGTACTGGTTCCGCGACTACAAAGACCTTGTTGAGAGATATATCCGGCCGGATATGCAAAGGTGCCGTCGACACTCAAGGGTGTGGCACACCCCCGCGGGATGATGCTTTCACCTTCTGGCGATGACGCCATATGGGATTGGTCTTGACGATCTCGGCGAGCATGAAGTCGGCGATGGAACGGAGCTTCGCGTGCTCACGCCATAGGTTCGCGCGAGTTGGTGTCTGAGCGTTCACTTCCCGCCCTCGAAGCGAATGAACCCGATCTGGTCGGGAATGCGCATCAGCTCATTGCCGTCGGCATCGTAAAGGCCAGTTGGAATCGGCTTCGGCCCTTCGTGAACCTCGATCGAGCGCAGCGCGTCGCTGTTGATCATGACAGGATCATCAGCCCAGTCGTCGCCCCATTGAACGGCACGGGGACGTTGCGCAAGGTATCGCGGCATTCGGCTACTCTGTGTAATCGACGCGGGCAGCAATGCGGCCGTCACGGGCATGCCAATATCCGTGCGTCTTGTGCTCTTTGGCGAGACGCCCGACCTCTTTCCAAGCGTCCCACCAGTCGAGACCAACTTTCAGCGCTCGCCCGGCTCTAGTTTTCCGAATGGAGTAAGAGGGACCATTCGGCACAGCATGGAACGAGGCTTGCGCCATCAGTTCCTCACGGCATCCGGAGGGATGTCGCCGAAGTCGTCGCTGCCCGACATGTCGACCGCCGGCATGATTTCCTCGAGCGCGGCAGCAAGCACGGCCAGCATCGGAAACACAGCCCGCAGGATGAGAGCGCCGTTGTCTATGCCCCATAGAGACAGAACGCCGTCCTCGACGCGGGCCATGTCGCACTCGATCCGGTAGTCTTCGTCTTCAGTGCGGATGACGTAAATTGGCATGACCGCTCCAAAAGAAAAGCCGCCCGGCTATGAACCGAGCGGCTGAATAATTTACGCATTTTCTGCATATTCCCTATGGACAGGAACGCAGTTTCTGCGTATAAAGATCGTGTTCGGTGACGCCGCCGAACTAGCAAGGAGACGGACGATGAGGATAACCCTCACGATCCAGATCCGGCTAGGGAAGTGGAGACTGGCACTCTCCATCTCCCGGTAACGCCGGGGCCGGCTTGGGGTCCAAACCCAGGCCGGTTCCGGGGATTATAACCCAGGGCCGCAGGAGCCTCAACATGACGCCCGAGGAGATCGAAACCCTTCGCAAGAAGCTGGGGCTCACCCAGGCTCAGATGGCCGAAGCGATCGGGCTTGGCCTGAGAGCCTACCAGGACCTTGCGAGCGGTAAGGCTTCAATCCGGCCGATCCATGTCAAGGCAGCCGAACGTGCGGCACTCGATATCGCCGTTGAACGCGGCGACCCTATGCTTGCGCCGGCGACGGTTCGGAAGGCCGCACTGCGTTTGGCGGAGATCATTCTCGAGGAGTGACCCACCGACCGCTCACGACTTCGGTAACCTCGCACTCAGTCCAGGTTCCGTGAGCGGTCGGCGGTGCGCTTTAGGCATAGGGCCAGTAGATGATCAGGCCCACCGTGAAGATGATGCCGAAGGCCAGCAATGCGTCAGCCCACGGGTCGCTCATGCCTCAACGGGCTCGTAGGTGGCGGCGAAGATGTCGGGCTTGCAGGGGTAGAGCTCGCCCTTGACGCCGCGGATGATCCAGTCACCAAGGTCAGCGCGCAAATCGCCTTCCGGCGTGCGAATTGTGAAGTAGAACCTTTCGCCGCCCTGATACCACGCACGCCCGTCCTTAAGCGCCTCCGTAAACCAATCTGGGGTCGGTGTCGGCCCATTCGGATTGACCCGGAAAGCCTCAATCTCTCCCGGCTTCTTACGGAATTTCGGCATGCATCTCTCTCGGTGGTGCGCTGGTGTCGGTGCGGGCCGGGCGCTACTCCGGCTTACAGGCTTGGCCTTTTTGGGCCTGTCGCGGGTGGGCGGTTCCGAACGTATGCATACCGTCCATGGCGTGTCTGCTTACCACGCCGCCGCACCGAACTGAATCAGCACTGACCGTCATCGGCGCCATTGCTGGCCGGCGGCCCACACGGATTTCTGCCGCCCCGTTACCCAACTTGCCAAGGCCGCTTGGAGATTGGCTGTCCCCGGTAGCGGATCCCTCAGTGCTGAACTCTAATCGCCGTCCCAGCCGTCGCCTTCCTGGTACATCACGTCGTGCCAAGTCCATTCTATGTGCGGGGCCAGATCGCCCCAATCTTCAAGGATGATCAGCTCGGCTGCGATCTCACTGCGCACATTGCGACGAACGCGGCGGTTGAAGGTCTGCTTCGCAAACCTCGCCTCACCCGACCGGGCAACGCAGATGTTCTTGCGCCAGCGGCGGAGACAGTCGAACTCGTGAGCGCCCTTCATGGGCTCGCGATGGCCCATCATGGCCACTCTCCGAACTCGTATCCCCCAGAGCCGGAGCCCTGGGGGTTCGCCACTAGGGCGGGATAAAAGGTTGCCGCTGTTCCCGATGGCCCCTTGCGGGCTGTTGCTACCCATCGGTGGGGCTTCGGGCTTGCCATCCGGCATGGTGACCGGATTCTGCCGCTCGCGGCGCTCCCCGCCGAATTCTATCTGCAACAAGGCAGGGCTTGATACCTGCTCCGGGTTCAGCGTTCTCGGGGTCCAGCGGGTTACTGAATGAGAGCCGCCAGCTGCCCGCGCGTTCGGACCGTACCATCAGGCCGTGCGTGTCTCCCATCCACGCCGCTTGTTGCAGAACTCTATCAGTGCGGGCCGGGACAAGTCCCTACCAGTGAGAGAGATCCCGTAAAGGGGTCGTTTCGAGGGCCGTTCAGCTGCCAGCGGGCGGCATCCCCATAAGGCCGATCACTCGGCCCGCACTGAACTCGTAGGCCTCGACCGGGACGAACCCCAGTCCTTGCCGTATATCGGGCTTATGCGGTTCGTCCGCAGCCGAAGGCCTGAACTAAACTTGGCGGAGGGCCGAGGAATCGAACCCCTGACCTCGCGGTCACCCCGGTTTTCGAGACCGGTTGCCCACCATTGAGCGGGACCCTCCGTTGTCTGGCGGAGGGTGCAGGAGTCGAACCCGCTCATCCTTTCGGACTCAATGCCTTAGCACGGCATCGCCTTACCGTTCGGCCAACCCTCCGATTCGCGATGATCGACTGCTAGATGACATTGGTCGTCCTGCTCAATCTCGCCCGACGCCCGCTCACCGGGTTTGCACTGATGGAAAGCTATGAATGCTAGCGCTAGCCCGAAACGCTGCAATCCATCAGGTGGCGCCGAAACACAATTCTTGGATGTTGGTTTTTAGTACCGCGACGAATGCTGGCCGTCAAGGCACAGTTGCGCCTCAGATGCCCTTCTCACTCACTTCCTTGTGGATATCCCAAAGACGAGCGAGGACATTGCAGGCTGCCCTGAAGGTTCCAAGCTCTTTCGGACTCAGCTCTTGATCCAAAATGCAGGCCTTGAACAGAGTCCGCGTTGCTTCGTAATGCTCGCCGGTATCCATCAGCGCGGACTGCGCGTCGCCCCAGTCGCGCCTCAGTTGCATGATGTCATCATCATCCGGCTCGGGATTCGTCGTAAGGCCGCCAGCAATGCGCTCGGCCATCAAGGATGGGAACCGCGGAAGAGAGCCGGTCACAAGCCTCGCATGGCGGATCGCGAGCCGTGTGTATCGCTCCGCTGCATTGAGCTGGAGTTTGTCGATGCCGCCTTCCTTCCCCCGCAGAAACATGCGACCGACCTCGTACCCATGGAAGCGGCTCCGCGGGTCTTTGGCGCCCCGGCGATGCGGCTGACCAAGGGCGACCGATAGGATGTCCTCCTCCGTCTCCTTGGGCTTGCGGTGCGCATGAACGATTTGCCCCGACGGGTAGCGCTGGACATCGGTCCGGCGCGGGCGCCCCTGCCCTGAGAAGGTTTTGCGAAGCGGCTGCGTCTGGGACATGCTAGGGGGCATCCTCTTTGAGAGCGGCAAGAATGGCTTCGGCGATTTGCAAAAGGTCCAATGGGCCATCTACAGTCAAGCCGCCTAGATTATTACCGTCGATGTAGCACTGCTCTTCCCTGCCGATCTCGTCGTAGATGATTTGCGCGATGCGCTCAGCTGTGATCATCCGACCATCTCCGCCTTCATCTTCTTCAGCCGATGGGCTCCGGCGGCGTAGCCGCGAGCGGCGAGATAATCGATGGCACGCTGCACACCAGCCACCTTCGCCTCGCAAAGCATCCGCTTCACCTCAGCCTCCGAAACATACCTATGTCCTTTTACCAGAACGGAAGGCGCTGGTGATTCACCTATGGCGATAGACACAGCTTCTTCTAGGCTGGACGCGATTTTCTTGAAGGCGTCGGCGGTCATCCGTCACCTGCCGCCGAAAAACAAGAGGATGATAAGGCCGCCGAAAACCGTCAGGAGAATGACAGACATGATGACGGACCATATCGCCTGCACCCAGAGCAGGATGCGGCCGGGGGTCGTGATTTTGGAAAGCTCCTTCTCAAGGCTCATCGATCGCCTCGACGCTATCGACGATATGCGCGCCCTTCAGGATTTCCTCACGGGCAATGCGGCGGATGCGTTCTTCCTCTTCGGCGCGCCTCTTCGTATCTGCCTTGATCGCCTCCGTTGCCTCCTCCCGATCAATAGCCGCCCCTACGCGACACGCCAGCAAACTCAGATCGTATCGAGCCAGCGCCAAACCGTCTTCGTACCGCAAGACGCCGCTGCGGGAATATAGATCCGCATTTGCCGTCTCATAGATCCTCTTGATATGCTCGTTCAGAGATTTCAAGAATTCTAACGGAGATTTTTCTCCGTCTCTGAGGCGTTGATGGCAAAAGTATTGCATCGCATAGCTTTCCTGCGCGCGCTTTTGCTCGCATCGCATAGCTAATCCCATCATTCCAAACATCATTCTTCCTCCACCACAGGAACGTCACGCCATTCGGTGGCGCCAGTGATTTGATCTCGCCACCCCTGCTGAAAATGCGGGCCGTCGGCGCGATTAAGGATGCGCAGGGTGGACGTCGGCTGCCAGGCTCGCAAATTGACGGTCTGCTTAGGATCGGGACAGCATTCCGCTACATGCGGGCCGCCGAACGGCCACCTATCGATCTTCTGCCCGTAGCCGGTTTTCGGATTGAGGGGGATGATTTTCCCCGGGCGGGGATTATCCCAGTCGCGGGTCATCGTGCCGCTCCATTGCGAGCTTGCATGGCATCGAACTCTTCGATGTAGACGGTGAGGTATTTGACCACGTCGTCGACGGACCAATTTCCGACGGTCACGTAACTGAGCAGCGTTGTCGCAAAATCCCGGCGAGAGCTGACGCTTTCCGGTTTCGGGGCTTCAGACGGCGCGGGAGCGGCTGCCGTCATAGCGCGATAGATGGCCGCCACCTCTGATGGGCGCTGATCGCAGACATGGGCGCCAGCGATATTCATTTCGGCTGTCGCCTCCATCGGCATAAGCCGCCATTCGTCTTCACCGCTCATGCTGCATCTCCCAGCTTCTGCTCAGCCTCGGATTCACGCCGGTACTGTTCCAGCTTGGCGCGAAGCGCGAGGCCGATGTTCATGCCGTCGCTGATGCCGGCCGCCGCCAGCTCGCGGGCGATCAACCTCTGGCTCGAGTTCGCCAACGCGGCCTTCGCCTTCGGTTTGACATCGGTCATGCTGTTCGCCGAGCCCAGTTCCGAGAGCAGCTTGCGGAAGTGCTCATGCACCTGCTGGCGCTCTTCCTCGGTCGGCTCCCGGTAGACCTCGGCAGTCAGGATGGTTTCGATCTGGTGACGCTGCTCACGATACGGCGCCACGATGGCCTCGCATTCCCGCGCCATCTCGGCCGCAGACGGGGCAAACCGCCCCTCCCCCGTGGTCCCATCGGTAAATCGCCGGCATGCCCGCGAAATCACCCACGACGGATATTTCATCAGGGTCGAGGCGTAGACCTTCAACGCAGCCTTCTTGTCCGCCTCGCCCATGGCCTGAGACGGGAACGCAGCTCGCATCACCCCGACCATGCGGATGACGTTTTCCTCGCTCGTCGTGGTCAAGGCACGATCAAGCTCAGCCTTCCGCGATTGCAGATCAGACCGTTCGTCTTCGGTCGGAGCCAGTCGCGACGAGATCGAGCAATGGCGGGGATCCCCGTGGCGCTCCAGTGCGCCCAGAAACTTGCGGATCGACACGTCCATCGTCGACGTGATCGCGGGGGGTGCTTCGGAACGGATCGTCAAATTCGTCATGGGGGAGAATCCCAGTCATTCGTGCAGCGGTTTCTGTCCAGCCAGGTTCTGAGGCTCGGCGAGACGGAGGGGATCTATTTTGCTGCCGGATCGGCGAATCCACCCATGTCCGCCAAGCTGCATGCCAGTCGGCCATGGCGCTGCCCTTGCCGATGTGGTGGTTTTTGAAGCGGGGGCTTTCGACGGCTATCTCGCTGTCCGTCATCCCACGGCGGCGGCCGTAGTCCAGGTCTTGCTCATCGGGAACCCAGTCCTCGGGCAATCGGGTGCGCCGCTTCGCGCGCCGAACATCCGAAGGATGTGAGGTATTTTCTTCTTCTGTCTCTCTATCTGTATCTGTCTCTGGTGCGTTACACTGCGTTACATCGCGTTCCACATGCCGGCTCTTGCGTTCCCTATGCTCCCGAACGCGTTGCGAACTGACATCCTCGCGTTTCGGTTGGCGCTTCTCCCAACTCGTGAACCGCTCGCCAGCGATCATGCCCTTGTCGCGCATGGCGGACACGATCTCCTCGACCTGCTCAGCCTCACACCCGAAGAAACATGCCAGGCCATCGGCGTCGTATCCGGCTATGCTCCCGCGGTCGTCGGCTTGCGATGCGCGGTCCATGAGAGCCCACGCGACCGCCACCGCTATCCCAGGAGCTACGCCAGCTCGCTTGGCGATTCCGAGCCATTTCGGATCTGTCGGGGCGCCATGCCAGGAGCGGAACCAGTCGGTCATTCCGCCGCCCTCACGGTCACGACCATATCCTTGGCTTCGTCGTCACGTTCGAGGACGATGCGGCGCGCGAATTTGTCGTCGTCGATCACGCCGTGCTTCACGAGAAGGTCAGAGGTCGCTTTCTCGGCGTTGCCAAGATCGCCGCGGCCTCTCGGCATCCTGATCGTCAGTTCGTAGTGCCCCTCGATATGGCCCGGTCTCTGCTCGCGTAGGAGCCAGCCCGCATCCCTTTCCCAGGATCGGTATTTCTGCGTCTTCACGCGGCCCGTACCCGGCACGTTGGCGAACAGCTCATTCACCGACGGCGGCTTTGGCAGCGTTATCGAGATCGCATCGCTCACGCTGGTGTCCCCTCGCAATCAGGCGGAGGCACCTTCCCGTGCCGCAATCCCTTGCCGTTCTTCGTGCGCCCGAGCGCATAGAGGACGCTCGTATGATCGACGTTGAAGATCTGGCCGATTTGCGTGGAGGACATATAGCGCTCACCTCTCAGGCGGCGCATGATGTCGTACTTGGGCGCGAGAATTTTCGGCGACCGCATCGAGGAAAACAGCAGGTGAACCTTTATGCCGTAATCCTTCGCGACCTCTTCGATGATCTTGCGTGTTTCACGCTTCATGCTGCTGCCCTCGTCTTGGTCGAGATAGAAAACGCGAGCCCGTGACACCGGGCACAGAATGAACGGCCGGGAATGACGGGATTGCCGCAGACCTTCTTGAGCGAAACATCCGTCCGGCGATGCGTCTCCCACAGGGGCCAGCGGCAGTGACGCGCCTGAGCCTCGATGAACAACACGCTGTTCGCGGTCTCACAGACGAGCGGCGGCTTGGGTTGCGGGGTCACCTGTCGCGCCGGCAGCGTCACCGGCGGGGTGACCACATGCGGAATCTCATCCCGCGCGCGCTCGGCTTCGATCTTGCGCGGCGGGAACAGAGCAGAGCCCTTCTGCCGAAGCCGGCTGATCTTGCCGACGATGGCATTGCGGGTCGGCGCGCCCATTTCCCTCGCTATCGACCCAAAGGACAGGCCGAGCGCGTACAGCCGCGCCATCTCGGCGATCTTGTCGTCGGTCCACTCGATCTCGCCGGGCTTCATGCAAGCTCTCCGGCGATCTTGGAATGTTGGATGCTGACGTAAGGGAGCGTGACAGGCCGCGTCTTCGGGCCGAAGGCCCAGCCGCGGCCGCCGACTGCCGTCCCACCGATCTCTGCGCAGGACGCCATGGGCGAGCCGGCGCCGCTCGACAGGGGCTCTCCGAAAATCCGCTTCGGGATGGTCACCCGCATTTTCGGGGGTCGCTCGCCGTCGCCGATCTTGTGGCCAGCCGCGAAAAAATCCATCACGACGAGATCGGTGACCTTCTCCCGGCTGCGTTGGGCGACGTCCCCGTCGATCGAGTACTCGGCTTCGACGGCCGGAGCCGGCAGCACGATCTTGTAGCGCTGCATGGCCTCCAGGTTGGACATGAAGGGCTTTTCAGGGCCGGTCGGTTCCGGGCTAGCCCAGATCTCACAGGCCCGCTGGCGAACGCTGACGACCTGGCGCTTGACCTTTTCCTCGCCCTCGACGACCGGAATTCCACCGCGATATCGCGGGATCGTCGGATCGGCCCTGTAGCACTTCGGCAGGTTCTCGCGGATCGTGGAATGGCTGACACCGAGATCGGCCGCCATCTCGAGCGTCGACATGCCGATCCGCATCAGCGGCATCATCAGCTCGTGCAAGGCCAATCTCTTTGAGCGTGAGATGTCGGAATGGGCGTTCATGGCACGCTCTCGTCGATGATGGGGTTGGGTTTCCGGCGGTCGAGAAAGGCAGGGATCGTGATGTCGATCTCCTCGCGCTTCGGGGCGTCCGGAACCGGAGCGGCTGCACTCGGTCCGGCGCCGAACTTCTCAGCTAGACCCTTGGCTAGCGCGACGTTCTCCGCATGCGCCTCCGGAGAAATCAGACCAGCCTCCGTCAACTCGGCTGAGAATTCGGCATGATCCGACATGCTTTCGCTGAACCGCGCCTTTGCCCGCTCCGCCCTCGCATTCACGGGGGCTGGCACGCTGGTTGCTACGCGCGTGGCGCGCGGCGCGCGAGCTTCGATGATCGTGAGATATTCCTCGGTGAGATGCTCACGCTCTTCCTGCTCGGGCGTGGCTTCCCGACGCTTGCGCCGGGCAGCAATCGCCGACTTCAGCGCCGCAATCTCAGCCGCGACGTTGGGACGGCTCAGCCCCATGTTCTCAAGCTCCGCACGCACCGAGATAAAGGTCTCGCGCTTGCCGTCCTGAAGATCTTTGATCTGCTGGTCGTACTCGTCGATGAGGTCCGCCACTTCACGAGCCCGTTGATCCGGCAAGCTGGTCATGCCGCCCTCCTGAGCACCGATCGCCGGCAGATGTCGCGACAAACGAGATCGGTAAGGCACCTCCGCCCAGTGGTCTCAAGCCACTCATCAGCAACAGCCGAGGCGAAACGCCATCTCTGCAGGGGGTCAATGGCGGCAGGCGCTTTCCATGCGTCACCCGGACCACAGATCTCGATCAACGCTCGGGTCACTGCAGTGCTGGCGCCCCTGACGCGATGGATGCCCTTCACGCCAGATCGGCTGACCACTTCGCTGGCCAAGACGAACTCCTTCGCTTGGCTCGGCGGGTGCAGAGCAATGGGCATAGCGGCCTGGGGTTTGCTTTCGAGCAGAAGCTCGGTTGCCGCCTTTACATCAGAGACCTCGCGGCGGAGCACGGCGAGTTCTTCCAACAGAGCCGTTGGCGAGACGTTTGCGGCCTCCGCGATAGCCTCGACAGCGAAATAGCGGTCTACCATCTCGCCTTGGACGCGCCACGAAACGTCATCGTTCATGGGCTTGACGATTTTGAGGTACCCTCGTCGGGTCAACATGATCAGATCACCGCCGCCCCGATCTCCAATGAGCCCGGGCCATGTGTCCCTCGCCTCCTCGCGACTTACGACGACGAAATCCGTCGGCGTATCGAAACGCCTGCGGTTCTCTCGGAATGTGCGCGCCGCCGTTCCGTCCGGCCTCTTGTGCACGCGATCCACCATCCCAAAGGTGACGACGCGCTGACCTTGGTATTGCACGACAGGCACTGAACAATCCGCCACCACCATCTCAGATGATGTCATCGGGGTGGGCTCCTCATTTAAGGCGTCACGAAGCAATCGGCGGACCTGCGCCCGCTGGTTATGAACCGCCCGAACGTCTGACGACGAACTCGGAACGACATGGCGATAGCTGCGGCCGTCGATCTCGAAGATGAGGGCCGGATGCTTTCCGCCATGCTCAACCGTGTACTCGACTCCATGCTCCTCCAGCACGGACACGGCGGCCTGATAACATTCGTTTGATCTTGGGATTGCTGGTGCGCTCATGTCCGCGCCTCCTCTTGCGCCTTGCTGACCAGAGCCGAAGCCGAACGCACAGCACGGTTATCAGGGCCGGCAATTTCGGCCGTGAGCGTAATTTCATCCTGGAGCTTCCGTATTTGTCGCTGGACTTCCGCCTCGTAGGCTCGTTTCAGCGGGAAGTAGACAGAGACGCAGAGCGCCTTCAGGGTCTGAGGGCGCCGTACAAGCGAGTAGAACTTGGATGCATTTACGCCGACACGCCGGGCGACACGGCGGATGGCCATGGGTTTGTCCCCATGCCCTCGAGTTTCGGTGTTGACGAGATACCGCGCCCAAGACGCGGCTTCTCCCACGTATTCATGAGCCGACATTGAATTGTGCGCTTTTCGTAAAGCTTGATGCACCATGTGGAACCCTCGTCGTGGTCATCTGTTGATGGTCACGACAGGCACATGGGGTTGGTGAATGGGGGACGATGACGCCGGAACCTTTGCATACCTTGGCGACATCACGGGAGACATCGTGCGAAGGCTTGAGAGGGACACTCAGGCCAAACCGCACGGGACGGAGAAGAGACCGGGAGCGCAGGTAGCTCCCGGTAAGGTGCAGATGGCGAGGGTTACGGGACGCCATCTGTCGGGCACAGGGAAAGGGATGCGCCGTCGTTTCTGACACCGGGACGGCGCCGTAATTGGCATCACCTCGAACTAGACAGAGACCAAGCATCGGCCCACCATCGCGCCGCGAGCCGTCTATCGAATCCGGGAGTCCTCCGGAGACGGTAGGCGGAACAACTCGCAGCCCATGCCCTTCGGCCGGCGCGCTGCCGACCGGTTGAGCCTGGAGCACGCTGCTCCATGGCCGGGGAGGACACGTGGGGCCATCGGCGGCGGTTCGCGAGCGCCAATGGTGGGCCGATGCAGCCATGAACGGCGGCAAAACCGTTCGATGGCGGCCGACACCGCAACCCCTTGGGTCTGCGGCGCGCCGCGACCCGGAGGTAGACCCCATGCGGTCATTCCTTCGGATCGTGGTCACATTGAAGGTGGACGTCGCGGCTTGCCTGTGGGCACTCCTGGCGTTCTGGCATTTCTTCAAGTGACCGGGCGGGGGCTCAATCGCAGCGATTGAGCCCCCGCTTTCGCCAAGCACGCACTGCGCTCGCGATTTGCTGAATACTGTATGTTGCGGCGCATATAGCGCAGGGATCGCAATACCGCCTAGAGTGTTACCCGTTAATGAGACGGTGGCAGAAAGGGGCCCCCCATGGGGCGGGAATGGCGAATTGAAGACTCCATGGCCCAGAAAGAGCCGGAACGCGCGCCGTTGACGGAACCGGTCGTCCGAGATTGCCTGTTCTGTACAGGCTTTGAGATCGAAACCCTGTCTTACGGCGTCGTTCGCTTTGTCGGCTGGGTCGACGTGCCAGCCTTGGGCTACGACCAGCCGGAGAGACGGGTTATCGCGCGGCTCGTGATGCCCTCGAAACTCGCTAGGGACCTTGTGAAGCGTCTGCAACGCGCATTGCATTCGGGGGAGCATTGACATCGCCTTACGCCGCCTCGCGCACCTTGGACCATTTCAGGATCTCATCGGCACTGACGCCGGTGACCTCGACGAGCCGGCGCAGCAGGTGAATCGAGGGGGATCTCTCGCCGGCCTCAATCCGATTGATCATCCACCGCCGGCATCCGGCCATCTCGGCCAATGCCATCTGAGAGAGCCCAACAGATGCCCGATAGGTCGCTAGAGGGTGTTTCGACATGCCGCCTAGGTTTGCATGTCGCTAACCATGCGTCAAGCACCATCTTCGATAAGGTTTGCTTGCCGTGAGACGACAGCGGTTTGCGCTAGGCATACAATGAAGCATGGTCACCAAGATCGGCCCCAGGCAGCCCCGGCGGAACTTCCTGAAGCAATGGCGCGAGCATCGCGGCCTCACTCAGGAGCAGCTTGCCGCTCGCCTCGACACCCACAAGGGCCAGATCAGCAATTGGGAGAACGGCCGCCGCGATCTGACGTTCAATGTGCAGGCCGCCCTCGCAGAGGCGCTTGAGATCGAACCTCAGGATCTTTTTCGAGATCCAGCCCAGCCCAGCGCCGACGAGCTGTTGCGTCGGGCGAGCCCAGAAGTGCGAGACCAGGCGCTCCGCGTCATTCGCGCCCTCGTAGGGGACATTGAGAATGATGGCGGCAGCTCTCCGCGCCGCCGGAGGGCGAACTGATGGCTATCAAGCCGGTCCCCGGATTTCGAACAACGCAGGCGCCGCCTGGGCTTGGCCCCAATGGGGTAGCAGTTGTCATCCGCGGGTACACAATGGGCGCTCTCAGAGACGGGTGGCTCGTCTTCTACAACCACGACGAAACACCTGCGCGCGAGGAGCTTGTCGGGCAGCTATGCGTCTGCGCCGTCCCTAGCGGACAGCGGTTTATCCGGTTTTTAGCGAAGGGCAGCCGCCCGCTCCTGTGGACGCTAGAATCCGTGACGGGGGAGCCGATGGTGGACACACCCCTACTCTGGGCCGAGCGTGTCGTTTGGATCCGTCAGACAATGCCCGGCGATGTCCTTGGCGCCGAGGCTGATGTCTTCTGAGCGCATGCGGTAAGTCGTTACTGTCTCAATAGAACATGGCGAATCGGCCCCCACTTGCGGGGCCTTTTTATTGCGCTGCGCAAACCCAGCATCCCATCGTTCACAGGGAAAGTTTGCATATCGCAGTCTTTTTCGCTTGCCCTTCGGTTTGCTTTGTGCAAACTTACTCCCATCAGCCACCCGATGGGAGAGCCCGATGGCCGAGAGAAAGCACACCTCCTCACGCGAAGAAGGGTTCGAGCCTAAGGGGCTGCCCGGTTATCGCGTGTTCCAGGATCAGTATACTGGACGCTGGTGGTTTAGACGCCCGGCTGGTGTCCCCCACTCATTTGCTTGGGATGAGGCTACGCAGGACCACACGTGCCCAATTTACAATGATTGGGAGGAGGGCCCTCGCGCAACCGCCTCTGGCGCGGTTGCCGCCGCACACCAGTTCGACGCTTGGGTGCGCGAGAAGATGGCTGCGATAGCCCAAGGTAAAGCCCTCGCCTGACCCCTCCCCCAGCGGCGTCACTGGCGCCGTTGCAGGAGAGGCCAGCTAAGGAGCGCCGCAGATGAACGCCGAAGAAATCCGTGAAGCTACCGTGCAAATACAGACGGTTGCCCTCGCGAAGGGGCTGCACAGGCCCAATGTTCAGTTCACGGTCGAGCCGAACAAAAGCTTCTGGGTGTATGTAGGTTGGTCTGACCCTGCAGACGACAACTATAAACCCGGTCGATGCAAAATTATGCATGGCGAGACCGCGGAAGAGTGCATCGAAACGACCAACGCGTGGCTCGATAGCCTTCCCACAGTGGAAGAGCAGAACATGCGAAACTTCATGAACCTTATGTCCAAGGCTGTCGAGTTCGGCCGCGACAAAGGCTTCGACGCTGAATTCATCAATCCCCTTGAGATGGCGATGAAGAGCCTCAGTAGGAACGCGCTGAAGGCTGGTGTCCATCTCGGGCCTGAGCCCATAGCCGCGTGAGGCGACAATGTTCTCATTCAACTACAAGCTGGACGAGTTCCCGCTCAAGATGCCGATAGCAAAGAGCGGCGGCATCTCTGTCGATCTAAACTATGCCCTGGTTTATGGCGAAGCCGAGATCGAATGGCGCGAGAGCGGCGGCAAGCCAATCATCGAGAGCATCATGATCTATATCGACGATGCTGTCGATTACCTGCGCCGCGAGCGCATCACGGCCGGCTCTGATCCATACGACCAGATCGTCGCCCATATCCAGCGAGCCTGGAACGACGGCGATATCGACCCCTACAACGGCGACACCCCCAAAGGCATGCGCGCCGCCATCTCTGGCGATGCGGAATGCGATCGGAGGGCTGCGGCATGAGCGAGCTTGAGCGACTGCGCGCGGCTCTTCGACAGGCGACGCGAGCCGAGACCTCGGAAGCGAAGCGATTGCGCCATGCGATCGTAGAGGCTCGGCGGGAACTTGCTAAAGGGCGGCCGCTTTGGAATGGCCCCTGCATTCAGTGCGATGCAGTTCTTGAACAAGCCTTGCGCGTCGACAACGACGCAGAAGCCATCGCCAGCGCCGCCCTTCGTCTCGCGGAGGGCAACAGCAATGGGTGAGAGCGAGCTTCTGGCAAAGCTGCATGCGGCGATCTTCGATGAACTCGGGGAGCCTGAATACAAGCTCGCGCGGTGGAACCAATCTTCCGAACCCTGGCACTACTGGTCTCGGGAAGCGATCGAGGCCGCACTTGCCGTGGCCGTCCGTAAGGTCGCCGACAGCCGCGCCTCTGAGAGCCACCCGAAACGAAAGATTATGTCCGATTGGTCAGACCTACCGGCAGATATCTATGTCACGTCGGCTACGTCGATTGATGGCATTGGATACGAAGTTCAGTGTTGTTCGGTGCCCATGATGCTTGTGCCGGAGGTGCGTTATGTGCGCGCCGATGCCGCTCTTCGTGTCGCGGAGGGAGGGTGAGAGATGGGCATTACCTACGGCGACTACCTGATCGACAGCGGCTATTACGACATCACGCCGGAGCAAGAACGCGAGATTGAAGCGCGCGAGGAATGCGCGCGCCTCGGCATCGATCCGGATGACATCGTTGCCGATGGCGGCGCGACCGCTTGGATGGTCGTTGACCAAGAACTTCGCATGCGACCACTTCCTCTCCCGAAGAGGGAGCTAAAGCCCCAGAAGCTTCGATGTGGCGGTTGTGGGCATGTCTGGTGGTCTCTCGATTTTCTGGATGATTACTGCTCGAACTGCAATCCCGCCGAGGCCCAGCCATGAGCGCGACGGAGAGGCACTGGCGGCTCGTTCCGGTCGAGCCCACACCCGAAATGCTCGATGCCTTCATTGACAAGGCCACGAAGGAAGACGGCTTTTCGCACGGTCTGAGGGTCGACGACCCGAGAAAGGGCTATGCGGCCATGCTCGCCAAGGCGCCACAGCCCGAGCCCCGCGCCGACCGCGATCCCCTGTTCGAGGAGAGCGTGCGTCTTCTGAAAGCTGCGATCCAGTTTGCTCAGAGCATGCGCGCCTCCGGCGTGAACAACACCGACAAGCTGATTGAGCCAATCGAAATCCTCCTCGCCAAGCTGGAGTCCTCAGATGGCACGCGATGACGGTGGGCCGGCGTTTCCGTGCCATTACCCGCCAGACAGCCATGCCGGCAACGGCATAGGCTGCATGACGCTCCTCGACTGGTTTGCGACACACGCGCCGCATCCGAGCGAAGAACGCGTCTCGCTTGAGATGAAGCTGGATAAGCAGCGCAACCCCTATAACGAGGGCCACAAGCCCAAGATACGCGGGCGCATCGAGATCATCGCGGACCTCAACTACGAGTACGCGAAAGCGATGATCGCCGCCCGCAAACGTGCCGGAGGCGAGAATGCCCGGTGAACTGACAATCCGCAACCTTGGCGATGTCGTTGATCTGATCATGGACGGGGAGCCGTTCGCGACGATCCACGCCACTGGCAAGCGTGATCCTCTCGCTATCGCTGAAGAGATCAAGCGCAGGTGGGATGCGGCGGAGTGGCGCGACATCAGTACGGCGCCGAAGAACGGAACGCCCGTACTTCTTGCCCACGCGCAAGCCTCATTCGACGGCTGGTGGAACGAGGATCGCCAAGCATGGGTCGATGGCTATACCGACCCCGATGGTGATTTGGTGGCCTACGCACCAACCAACTGGATGCCACTCCCAGATCCTCCCGAGTCTTCACGAGGTCAATCATGACCACTCTCTCAGATCTCATCGACGAGATGGCTAAAGACCTGAACGAAGAGACCGCCAATCTCGGTGATTGGCTGGCCTGCTGGCTCCTTCTGAGCAAGAAGGGCTTCTCACATCAGCAAATCCACGCCTGCATTGACGATGCCATGGCGCGCGCTCGCGAAGAACGCATGAGGGAGGCGGCATGAACACGTCATACAACCTCACCGAATACGAGGTGAAGGTACTACGCGCTGTTGCCGGTCACCACGAGCCAGACCTGATTTCAGGAGCGGCACTTTGGGTGGCCGCAGAGGCCCTCTACGAGGCCGGACTGCTGGACTTCGATGTCTGTGCGCCAGGGCGGCAGGAATACATTCTGACCGCAGACGGGCGCGCCGCGCTTCGCTTGGCGGAGGCCAGCACCAATGGCTAATCTCCTCGTCAATCTCGCCTGGATTGCTCTCATCGGCACAGGCGGTCTCCTCACGGTCTGGGCATACGTCGTCGTCACCACGAAACCGGCCCGACACGACGACGACCACGAGCCCTACGGCGACGCCTCAACGTACGGACGGAGGATGGATCAATGATCCCGCTCACCACAAAAGCCCTCGCCGTGAAAAACGCAGCACGAGCAGCGGCAATAGACGCGGAGATGCTGTCCTGGCTCGCGGAACGGGGACGAAAGATGACCATGATCGAGGTGGACCTCCTGGCCGCCAAGGGGCACCTGGAGAGCGCTCTCCGAGACATCGACGAGGTTCTGCTGAAGGGCGTGGAGCTCCATCCTCGCCCGTGGCTGCAGGCGGCGGAGTAGAGGCCATGCAAGAGGCCACCCTCTGCCGGGATTGCGATCACGTGCACACGGCTACGCGGAAGGAAGCCTTCTACCGCTGGCGCTGCAGCAAGTTCCCGGTGCTCACGGGCTTCAATCCGGTCGATCCCGACTACCTGCCGGACCCGCCCTACGCCAAGTGCACCGACATCAACCATGGCCTTTGCCCGGTGTTTCGCCTGCGGCGCGAGGGCCAGAAAGAATTAGGGATCGAGTGATGGCCGACAATCTCACGCTCTGGAACAAGCTCGGCAAAACGGACCCGGCGCATACGAAGGCCTTCACACGCGGCGGCGGCTTTCGCGGAACTGCGATCAAGCCGATCTATACCATGCACAAGATGACCGAGGAGTTCGGCCCGGTCGGTCAGGGATGGGGCTTTACCGAGCCCCATTTCCAAGTCGTACCCGGGGAGAACAAGGAAGTCCTCGTCTATTGCTGGCTAGCTCTGTGGGTCGTCATCGGCGGGAAAAGAACTGACCCCATCCCCGGCGTCGGCGGCGACAAGGTCGTCTCCTACATCAGGGCCGACACACAGCGTAATCGGCCGGAACGGTGGGAAAGCGACGATGAGGCCTTCAAGAAGGCTTTTACCGACGCCATCGGCAACGCCATGAAGCACCTGGGCATGTCGGCTGACGTCCACATGGGACTCTTCGACGACAGCAAATATGTCAGCGAGGTACGGCGCGAGATTGCGGAACGAGCGCCGGCGGCTGAGGCCGACAACAGCGAGGCTCTTGCATATCTGGCCCTCGCGCGCACCGCCATTGCAAACGCCGAGACCGTCGAAGAACTGGAGCATTGGTGGCAGGCCGAAAGAGACAGCCGCAAGAAGCATGGCGTCATCGGTGGCGTTGATCGGAATGACGGCGAGGTCAAGGGAACGCCTGAGTTCCTCGAACTTGTGCGCCTGTTCAGCGATCGGAAGGGCCAGCTTAGCCGGAAGGACGCTGCATGAGCGCCGCTGTCATCCAAGGCACCTATGCCGACCTGAAGTTCATCAAGAGCCGGAAGGTGGCTCAGGTGATGATCGAGATCCCGATCGAGGCTGGGGCGCAGTTCGTCGATGCCTTCGGGACACCGAACCCGGCCGCCGAAGTCCCCGTGGCGATTGCCAGGTTAGTAGCAGGATCGGGTGATCGTGCTGCTAACGATCCGACCAAGGAGAAGAAGGCGTGGCATGAGCTGCCCGCGGCACAACAGGCTGCGATCCGCTGCAATGAGCCGGCCTTCCGTAAGTTCCTCGCGGAAGAGAAGGGTGCCGGAACCGATCCGGCAGAGTATGTGCGTCGCATCTGCCGAGTGACGAGCCGGGCCGACATCTTGTGGGGGACCTACGCGGCCCAGATTTGGTCGGACCTTGACAAAGAGTTTCTCAAGTGGATGGGGCGCGCCTGATGCCGCGCTCAGTGGATGAGTGGATTGGCGCGCATCCCGATGCTGCAATTCCGCCGCGTGTCCGGGCTCGGGTCTGGATACGCGCCGAAGGATGCTGCCAGGCCGGCTGCAGCCGCAAGCTCACACCCGCCGACAAGTGGCAGGTCGACCACATCGTGGCCCTGATCAACGGCGGCGAGCACCGTGAAACGAACATGCAGGTTTCGTGTGACTGGTGTCACAAGGCCAAGACGGCGGAAGACGTAGCCGAGAAATCAGCCGTCTACCAGAAGAGCATCCGCCACCTCGGCATCCGTAAGACGAAACACCCCATTCGAGGCTGGCGCCGTTTTGACGGCACGCCGGTCGTCAATCCGAAGATACAGCGACAGTCGTGAGGACGGACATGAGCGGTCGTCTCTGCCTTGTAACCTCCTGCAATAACTGCCGCTTTTGCCTTTCCCAACAGGAAGCAGCTCCAATGTCCACACCCGTTACGCACAAGATCGCCACCGACGCGCTTGCGACGCTCGGCACCGTCATAGACGCATCCGCCGGCCGCGACGCCATTCACCTCGCGGTGGAGCCGGTCGAGGCCGGCGAGAAGCTTTTCCCTGGGCAGCACATCCGGATCGACGGCGGGATCGCGATGAGCGGCGGGAAGACCGTTGGCATCGTTGATCCGTTCCTGCCAGGCCCCGTGTTCCAAGGTCAGAAGTTCTGGCTCGTCGTCTACCCTCGCACGATCACCTCACTCCGGCACGTCTGGGAGCATCCCGCCTTCCCCTCGGCCGAGGATCAGCTGAAGACGAGGAATGACAGCGATGTGGCGGCAGCAGAACGCTGGCTACGTAATTACGCAGACGAGATTGACGAAGGGTTCAACACTCTCTTGGAGGCTGCTGATCAATGGCTTGAGTCGGGCGAATACTTCTATGGAACCGAGAGCAACGGATACCATGGGAAATTTGAAGGCGAAAGTCTGCATCCTGACTTCTGGAGCTACTACCAAATGTACAGGGGGAAAGTAGTCCCCGTTGATCAGCAGGGATCTTTCTTCACATGTGCCTGCTGAGGAGATCTCCGATGCAGCCTAACCTCCTCACTCTCCAATCCCTCCTCAAGAGAGTCGAAGAGGCGGATGGGCCGGATCGCGACCTTGATCTCGATCTGTGGCTCGCGGTTGTTCCCAATCCAGACGCTGATCGCGTGTTGGTTCCGATGCTACGATTCACCGAGAGCATCGACAACGCCGTCACGCTGCTGGAGTGCATTCTGCCGGGTGCCTGCGGTGCCGTCGAATTCGGCGGGAAACGCCAGCTCGCATCGATCTGGACGCGGGATCACGTCGGCGACCCTCACCAAGGTTCCGGCCGACACCCCGCGCTCGCCCTATGCGCCGCCATACTCCGATCTCTCCTCGCCGCCAGCCCCTACAAGGACAATTCCAATGAGCAAGCGTGATCACGAGCGCATTGTCGTCCTTCAGCGTGCCCTCAAGGTGGCGAAAGACGCCCTGCTCAGAATCGAGCATGGCCACAGCTCACCGCACCTCGTAGCCGAGAATGCGACCTACGAAATCATGCAGATCGAAACGCAGGCACGGCCGACGCCTCTAGCGGGCCTGTGCGGTCATGAAAGGCCCTCTCGATGAGCCCCCCGAATGAACATGCGCCCATAGGGGCAGATGAGATTGCGGAGCTGCGGAGGCTGCGCGCGAATGCTCAGGGACCGGCCGCGCTCACCAAAGAGCACGCGGACTGGCTGCGGGCTCTGGATAATGCAGCCGATGGCCTCCTCACCCTCGCCGAGCGCGGGCTTGCCGCTGGGGCGGGGGAGACGGACGAGGCGTCAAAAGCCGAAGCGCTCTTCGCGGACCTTCCGCAAGCAACACGAGCACAGATCGGCGAATACATCGCCCATCGTGTCGCCACCGCCAGGGCTCGGGAACGGGCGCGGTGCGAGCGGATCGCGGAAGAAATCGCAGACCGCGACGACTCTCGCACAGGCGACCGGATCGCCGCAGCCATCCGCAACACGCAACCGGAGGGCTAGGGGATGAGCGACGATTTAGACCAAGCCCTTTGTGCGGGAACATTGCTCATCATCGAAACGGGTGAATACAGTGATAAAACTTGGAACGGCCCCGTCCGTGTTTTGAAGCCACTTAGCAAGAGCCAAGTAGCCGACCAGTTCCGCGAAGAGCACAGGAAGTCTTGGGAACCTAAGTTTGCGGGTGACTGGTACGAATGCAGGCCTGACGACTTCCTGCCATGGCTAGTCGCTGCAGGTTACGTCGAGCACGTTGATGATGTGCACTCCTGGCACGTAGGCAGCTATGGCGAGTTTGAACCATGACGCACATACCCGAGGGGTTGCCGGCGCTCGATGAGCGGGCGCGCTTTGAAGCATGGGCGCTTCACGCGGGTCTCGACGTAACCTGGCGCTCGTCGCGAGAGCGGTACGTCGAGACCATCACGCAATACACGTTCGAGGCATGGCAAGCCCGCGCCACCCTGCCAGCCGATAAGACGGATGCGGTCGGGGATAGTCGACGTGCGCAGGCGGAGCATATCGTCGCTGAGGCCATCAAACGTCTTCGCGCGGCGCATGTTGGCTGCGCCGATTTGGTCAAGGAAGCCGAGGGTTTTCTTCAGGGCCGCTCCGTCCCTTCGACGGATGCGGTCGGGGTGCCGGGAAGCGGCCCCATGCAGTTCTTTGCGCAGAACGTTGACCAATGGGGCGCAGCGGAGTGGTTCGATCGTCTCGCGAAGGCCATCCGCGCCCAGGATGAGGCGGTGAGGTCAGGCAACGCAGTGTTGCGTGAAACATGCCAATTCGTGGCGGCGTCAAGCGCAATGAGCTTGGTTCGAGAATTTGAGCAGGAAGTGCGATCGGCTCTCAGTCGCCCCGCCGCCCCGTCGCCCGCCCACGCGGCGGTGGCTTACATATCGCCCGCGACGCTGCGCGACAAGCTCCCCCACCACTGCGCTGGCGTTGTTTCTGGCGCCCCCTCATCTGAATTTTCGATTCCCCTCTACGCGTGCCCTCCCGCCCCGCAGCCCGAGCCGGCGGACGGGTGGCTCGGTCAGACGCTCGATGATCTCGGCGAGACAGCCTATCGCGTGTGCGATTGCCTTACAGCATCAGGACCGGCGCCCGACTGCCCGAAATGCAACGGCGGCGGGTTGGCAAGCGTCCCGCTCGCGCAGCCCGAGCCGGCGGCCGATCTCATCAAGCGGGCAGATTACAGCGCCGAAGCCATGCTCCATTACAAAGCCCGCGCCGAAGCCGCTGAGAAGGCGCTGGCGGAGGAGCGGGAGAAGGTCGACAGCCTCAGCAACGCTCTGCGCGCCTGCTACGTCGCCGAGAGGGTCGCATCCGAACTGCCTGGGGTAAGCGGCGAGTACGACTTCGGGCCCACCATTGTCGAGGCGGAACGCGTTCTCAAGGCAGTCGGCGCGCTGCGCGCCCGCGGAGGCCAAGACCATGGATGATATCATTCGGGAAAAGAACGGCCAGCCGATCTGGTGGACGGACCGCAAGGGCGTGACGCACATTTGCGAAGGCGCTTACGTGACACGTCAGGAGTTCCTGCTTTGGACGCTCTGCGGTCGTGATGTTCCTGCTAATTCCGCGCGAACAGCCGGCGATCAGGATCATGTCACCTGCTCGGGGTGCCTTCTGGCCAAGAAGACAGGCAACGACAATGAGCCCTGAAGTTCGCCGCCCATGACCTCACTCCTCCATCATCCCCGCCTCACGCGCCGCAGCGGAACAGAAGAGATCGTCGCCGCGGCAATCAGCCAAGATGGGCTCATCTTCTCCGCACCGCGGCCAGCACGCCACCACACGGTCATGCATGCGATGGTGTCGGCCGGAATTTCGACGTCAATCGTCGGAGAGCAGGGATTCCTGACAAGCGCGGGCGTCTTCGTCGACCGCAAAACAGCGTTCGCGCTGGCGGTCGCCGCCGGGCAGGTCAGCGTCGACAAGTACGGCCTGCGCGAGCTATTCAGCGAGGACCTGTGGTGACCCTAGTCGTCCAACAGTCCGGCCTCACGAGCCGCAGCGGCGAAGGCAACGGCGGCTTTCTCTGCCGGCACCTTGCCCTCCATAGCCGCGAGGCAGGCCTTCCGCGCCAGTTCGTGCTTGGGGGTCTTGGCGAATTTCTCCGGCCATTCCTCCAGCAACACCCGACCGGCCTGCGCCACGTTGTTCACCGTGAGCAGCACGCCGTCGCGGATCCAAATATCAACCGGACTTTTGAACCAGAGGCGAGACATGCAGCTCACCAGCGAAATCCTGCCCTACTCTGACGCGTCAGGGTACAAGGTCAAGGTCAGTATCGTCGACGATCAGGGCGGCGGGACAGAGATCCAGATTATCGGCACGCCCTACAGCATGTCTGTCGACGAGTGGAATGTGCTTAGGGATCACATGGACCGCATGATCTCGCTGTTCGCCGGCCGCGCCGCCATCCAGAAGGAGCAGCCTCGATGATCTCCCCCTCTCTCATAGCCGCCGCCCGCGCACTCCGTGAGGCTGGGTATGTCGTGATCAAGCCGGAGTTCGGCCCAGATCTGACAGGCGCAGCGCTCGATGCTTTCAGCGAGGCATGGAAGCACGACCTTAGAAGCCGGATGATCCATGCCGTTGCAGGCGGCCTCTCTAGCATGGCGGCAACGACTGCGCGGGCAATGGGCGAAACCGAGTTCGACCAGCAAGTGGCCTACGAAGCCGTCTGGGCAGCCGTCCCGGATGAGTTCAAGAGGTAGGAATGAACGCGCGAATTGACCGCTCGTCGTTTCGCCCCTCCCCTTCCGATTGGGGTGACCATGAGCTTATGACCTTGGACGAGGCGTGCACCATCCTGCTCGGCAGCTTGTTGACGCCGCGCTCCCTGCGTACCGAGGCCAACAAGGGCCGCTTGACGCTGATTCGCGTCGCCGGCAAGGACTTCGTTACGCCATCCGCCATTCAGGAGATGCTCCGGCAATGCCGCAGCGGTCAAAAGGCCCGCGCCTCTACAAGCGGTCAGCCCGAAGGGACAAGGACGGCCGGGTCACCCACGCCGCCGTCTACCTCATCCGAGACGGATCGACTACGGTTAGCACAGGCTGCGGCCCGGATGACAAGCCTGGAGCTGAAAAAGCGCTCAATGCCTATCTCGCCCGCAAATACGCCGAAGCGGGTGCGTCGCAGCGCGCGACAGGAGACACCGTCTATATCGCCGAAGTCCTCAACCTCTACGGACGGGAAGCAGCCCCAGCCGATGAAGGCGACCGGGCAATCCTCGCTTCCCGCATAGAGAAGCTTCTCGACTGGTGGGGAAGCAAGGCAGTCTCTGACATCCGGCGCACCACATGCCGCCACTATGTGGCATGGCGAACGCAGCAGCGTATCAGGCACGCCAAGACGAGCACGCGAACGGTTAAGGAGGCGACGGCCAGACGCGAACTCGTCGTTCTCTCAGCGGCGGTCAACTACTGGCACGCAGAACACCCCCTCCCCGCTCTGCCCGTCGTCTGGCTCCCCGAAGACAGCCAGCCGCGAAACACGTTTCTGACAAGGCCGCAGGCCGCGGCTCTTCTCGGCGCGGCGCTCGGCTTCTATCGGGATAAGGATGGATATCTGCAGCGCCGCGGGAAAAGCGCAAGGGCGAATCGAGAGCACCTTAAACGCTTCATCCTGATCGGGCTCTACACCGGCACGCGTCACAGTGCGATGACCGGCTTGAAATGGGTATCGGCGACTGACGGCGGATGGATCGATCTTGAGCGCGGTGTCATGCACCGGCGGGGCAGCGGTGAGCGCGACACAAAGAAGCGGCGTCCGCCGGTGCGCCTGCAGAAGCGTCTTCTCGCTCATCTGCGGCGCTGGGACGCGGCCGATCGCAAAATGGAAGCCGAACGCGGGATCGCCATCACACACGTCATCCATCATGGGGGCGAGCCGGTCGGGAAAATCCGCACGGGCTGGGTCGGCATTCGTGCAGATGCCGGCCTTGGGCCCGACATCGTTCCCCATGTGATGCGCCATACCTGCGGAACATGGCTTGCCCAGCGTGGCGTCGAGGTGTGGGAAGCCGCCGGCTATCTCGGCATGACGGCTGAGATGTTCGAGCGCGTCTATGGCCACCACCACCCTGAGTTTCAGAGCACCGCGGCCGAGGCGCTGTCGGGACCGGGGCGCAGGTGA